TCCATTTCACCCTTCCGTTTTAAAAAATCCTTTCGTCCATTAAATTCCCAATTTCTATTACCCCAATTTGTACCATTCATACTAAATGGTTCATGTATAAAAAATCTCATAGTATACATATATTTAGTTTTACCCGTCCCTAAAGACACGTTCGTCCTCTTCTCAAATTGAACACCAACTGCTTTTTGATTATCAAAGTAGATATTACGATGAGAGCGTTCTTCTAAGTAAGGTCCAAATACAATCATTTCCAATCCTCAAATGTTGTTTCTATCACCTCTTTAAAGAAGGTGGGATCTGTAAGAGGGAGAAAATCATCATCATACGCTTGACCTAAAAAGAGTTGTTCCTTCTCCCATCTTCTCTTACTACAAATATATACATCACAGACATAGTAACTATACTCCTTACCACCACCTTTCCAAAGGCCAGTTATTATAAGGAAAGCATCGCTTCTAACTATATAATCTACACTATCTTCGAATTCACCATTTTTAATATATACTACATCGCCTACTTTATATTTCATTTCTCACCTTGTTTTTGCCATGCTTTAGCCCCTTCTGCTAAACCTACCATAGCTACACCAATACCCATGGCTCCAACTGCATCAGGATAATTCATAAAGAGGGCAACCATTCCTGCTATTACGACCAATTGTCCTATAATGGCAGACGGAACTGCTATAATTCTTAATGACGATATATTACCTTTATTGTCTTGGTACCATTTATTCATTTTATTTCTCCTTTTATTATCTTAATATATTTTACAAATAAATACTAAAAGGAATAAGATAATTATATGAGAACAAAAGCTGATTTCCCCAATATAAATAAAAGAAAACCAGAAGGTTATAACGAGAGTGGACAACAATATAAAGTTTTAATTGTTGATGATTCTATGTTCGTAAAGAAACAACTTGGTCAAATATTAATATCAGAAGGTTTTGAGGTTGTCGAAACTGCAGGTAACGGATTTGAAGGTGTAGAAAAATATAAAGAACTTTATCCTGATGTTGATTTTGTTACTATGGATATTACCATGCCCAAGATGGATGGTATCTCTGCACTTGAAAAAATAATTGAATTTGATAAAGATGCAAAAGTTATTATGATTAGTGCTCTAGGAAAGCAAGACCTTGTTAAAAAGGCCTTACTAATAGGTGCAAAAAACTATATAGTAAAGCCTCTTAACCGTGATAAAGTTTTAGAAAGAGTACTCCAAAGTATTAAACAATAAAACAGATAACATAGTGAAAGACTGATGGAGAACAATTACAGCAGTATAAAGATGGGATTATAATAATGAAAAAAATTATATGCTAAAGACCAAAATTATAATACTTTAACAATTTGGTCTTTAGATATATTCAAAGAAAATGTTGTGGATAATTAATTTATCCACAATGAAAACCAAGAGGAGTAGACCTGAGAATAACACTTTCTTCTAATTTTTCAATTTCCATTTGTGCTTGAGATTCAAGAGACCCAGAATTTAGGGTCATTTCACCAGTAGGTCCTGGTACTGATCCATACTTACCTCTAATTTGCGCTAATATAGACTTACTCCACGCGAGTGCATAACGATGAATCCATTCAATACTATCTGCCTCTTCTTCAGTCATTGGTCTACTAACAAGTAGACCAATGGAAATATTACCACTAGGTTTTGGTGCTAAACGTATAAAATCTCTATATTCTCCAGAGCCGTCAAGTGCTAAACCAGATAGAAGTTCATATGTAGGCATGATACCTAAAGTTGATTCCATAGTCTCTCTATAAGACATAGCAATAAAGAAATCTGCTAAGAAAGTACCGGAAGTTCCCTGCATATAATATGTCATTAGGAATGATTCACCCGAACCCGAAAGCTGAGCAAATATATCAGCATTAGGCGAGTATGTAACCTCAATAATATCTTCTTTTGGAATATCTAGTGGAAGTTGAACCATATTACTACCAGCGCTAGCAGCTATATATCTCTGCATAGGTTCTGGTGTTCTATATTGCATATATTTTGCAACAGCTTTATCTATAGCTTCCATTATTTGTTCGTCAGTTAATTCAACTTTAACTACTGGATATCCAAGAGCTGAGAGAATGAATCTTCTAGTTTTAGGATAACTAAGATCGGGGATGGTACCACTTTGTCTTACAGGTTGATAAGCAACATAAGCAGATATTTTATCACCTTCACCTGTACCAAATTGTGCTGGTCCAGTTATATCACCCCACCAAGTTTCCATAGCATCAAGTATATGAGGTCCACCAGCTTTATCTGTATTTCTTATACCATAATTTGTATTAGAGTAAATCTCTCCTCTGAATACATTATTATAAGAATTAGGTAATTGCCATATACCTATGTTTGTATTAAAGAAAACCCTACTATTGTCAAATACGACGTCATTAGCGTTTAAAAAACGTGAGCCAAATACATTATGATGGAGAAGAGTATTAGTAACATTTATATGGTGAGAGCGATCTAATCTATAATTTTCTCCTCCCTCAACTGCTGTTTGGACATTAGCCTGAAGAGCTGTAAGAAGATCTAAGCCTACTGATGAAGGTTCAACGAGTATTGATTCAGCACTCGCAATAATCCTTATATCTCCATCAACAAATTCTGCTGTATATGGAAAATCTGAAATTAAATTTATAGCATCTACTATATCTTGAAATGTCATATTAGCAAAACCGGTAAATGAATAATTAATTCCATTAACTTTAAATAGATAGGTCGTATTAATAAGTGGAGTATTATCTGTAGAGAGGACTGAGAGACCAAATTCTTGTTGGGAAGTTACAACATTGTTTTCTGTTGTGGGAAGAGTAATGGTTGTAACTCCTAAAAGTGTTTTTAATAGATCAGTATAAGAAGAACCCATAGTTAGTGTTATAGATACTTCATAATTTTTAAATAATATATCTCCGTTAAATGTGATGAAAGGAGGTGAAGCAATATTAAGATTTGTTATACTAACATTCATAGCATCAACTAATTGTTGATAAGTCATATTATGGGAAGCAACAAAATTAAACATTACCCCATCAATATCAAATGAATATATAGTACCACCAGTTAAAGGAGTAATATCAGTAGAGGCGGTAGGAGGTAAACCCAAAGCTTGAGTTGAGATAACAATATTATTATTTGGTGCGTCTAACGTTAAACCTAAAGACGATATCAAATCACTACCCATAGTTGTATTAGTTATAGAGAGAGCAGAATTTTGACTTGATATTTTAATATCATTGTCTAATAACGTGGCCATATACGTGGGCTGGAAATCAGATATCAAATTAATTGTATTTATTATTTCTTGAAAGGTCATATTAGGTGTTGCAGTAAATGAGTAAATTAAACCATCTATTTCTATAGAATAAACAGTTCCATCTATAAGAATTGATATTTCATTTGCAGTTATATTCAAGCCTAAAAATTGATAAGTATCAACATCACCTATAATAGATGATGAACCTATAATATCTAAACCTATTTGACAGTTTTCAGCTTCACACCCATTTATATCTATATTACGGCTATCTTTGATAAGGAAACCGGTATTAGCTTCTATTGCTTTTATTTCAATAATATCTAAATTAATACAATTTTCCGCGTAAATACCTGCATCACATGATACATCAAATCTTTCTAAAGATATGTTAGATCCTTTAACATATACACCATGATATCCAACTTCAGTTTTATTTTTAATACTTTTAACATCAGAGAAAACAACGTCATCAACCTCAATTTTAATAGCATACTCTACATCTAGAGAAGAAACATCTATAACAGTATTTGCACCACCCATGACAATACATGTATTTGATATTGTAAGAGGGAAATCTAATAGTTCATCCGGTAGTTGTATTATAGTTGTAGGAAGAGCTGTGTCTAATTGTGCTTGAATTTGATCTTGTAATTCGCTCATTTTTTTCTCCTAATTTTTTTTCTTTCACTATTATCTTAATAACATAGGATGAAAAAGCATAGTTTAACTTAAGAATAGTTTTACACATTTATAAAAAGTACACTTTCAAATACACATTATATTCTAATTAATTTAACTTAGTTATAATATCTTTTATAAAAAAAAATAATTTTAATGAATTAAAGGTATTTTTTTGTGAAAGATAATGCTATGGTACAAGAAATTAATTTATTAAAATTATTAAAAAATAAAAAAGATTCTGAAAAATTGTTTACGGCTATCGGTAAAGCTTATGTTGAAGTTACATCAGAAAAAATTATGGCAGCTATTAACGATGGTGTTGTTAAAGGTAAAACAATAGAAGAAATTAAAGCTATAAAAGAACAAGCGTGGTTACCAAAAGTTATACATAGTGTTATACAATCTTCACGAGCTGTAATAAATATGGAAGAACAATTAAAAGCTATACTGGAAGGAAGTAAAGATTTTACCGGTAAATTTGAAGGTAATACAAAGGTAAATGTTATATATGATACGATAGGTGGTCGTAGTGATGATTATACAAAAGAAATTAATACAGAAATAATTTTATCGGCAAATCCAGGAACTGAAGATATTTTTAGAGCATTACGTGTAGCATATTATGGCGGAGACTATGAAATCCCTGCTAAACTTCAAGGAGACGATTTTAAAGGTCCGCTATTCTTTGAAGGAGATGCAACACATAATCCTAAATTAATGGAAAAAGCTTCTGAACAAGTTAGAGATTTTATTGTTACAAATTATGAAAAAGATATGTATAGCAAATTAAACAAAGATTTACAAAAAGAATTAAAAGATGCGTTATCAAAATAGGAGCACTAATTAATGTCAACACACTACTATCCGCTATTTAGAGAATATTCTTTAGTAATACAAAATTGGTTGAGAGATTTAATAGACCTTCCACATCTTATTAAATATGATTTTGAAATAGAGAGTATAACAACTAGAGGAACAACTGTTGTAGAAACTTATAGCAACGATGGTGCTCCGGTTACAACTCCTGGTGTCAATCAACATGAAGTTGTTTTAACAACAACAGAACACGGTTTGAAGGCTCAACAAGCTATTAAACTTTATGACACCCTTTATAATGGAAGAAATGATAATTATTTTATGATTGAAGCAGTAAAAGATAATATTATAATTCTTAATAAAGAATACAAGAAGTTGAGATCAGCACAACCTACTCCTGGTGGGAGAATGAGAAGAGTAGTTAATGTTTTCTATGCAGAGATGCAGGATGCAATTGCTCGTATAGCTCAACCACTTAGAAATGGTCTGATACAAACCCCTGGGGTTGCTTTTTATTTAAGTGATTACCAAGTTAAGGAAGGTATTAGACCAAAAGAAAATTATTATACAAGAAGGTATTATGATAATGAAGGCGAAAAAATTGGTTCTTCAGCGGTACCACCGTTACAAGAATATCAATTAACATATAGTATAAACATTTGGACCGCTTATCGTTCTCATATGTCTATGTTACAATATCAAGTTCAGTCTGAATTTGCACCAGAGAAGTATTTCTGGGTTGGGGATGAGGAATATGGATTTGAATTCACTCTTGGTGGTGATAACTGTAGAATAGATCGAGAACACCACGGACAATGGGCACATGCATTAATGGAAGGAATAGCTGATGCGTCAGACTTAGAACCAGGTAGCAACGTTCAGAGAACAATGCGTACCGAAATCAATTTCACCATCACCACCGCTTATATGCCATTGCCATTTGACCGTGAACAAGCTTACATCGGGGAAATAGACTTAGAACAAAACATAGAAGACAGATTAAGTAGAATTTAAATAAAGGAGTTTATAAATGGTTAAAATCAAAAACAAGACTTATCAACCTATTGGTCTTATTATCGAAGGTAAAACAATGTTAGTACCTGGACGTAAATCTAAGGATGTTGATAGCGTAACACCCCAAATGATAGCTTTGAAATCAAAAGGGTTAATTCAAATAATTAAAAAATAATATAAAAATTAATGGAGGAAAATTAACATGGCCAGATTTCTTTTAAGTCCTGGAGTATTAACTAGAGAAGTTGATAACTCACAGTATACATCTACACAGCCAGCAGGTAATGTAGCAGCTCTTGTGGGTTATGCAGAAAAAGGACCATTCGAACCCTATATAGTTAGTGGTGTCGAAGACTTTGTACAAGTATATGGTAAAACATTAGCAGATGCACCATATCTCGCACAAGCAGCTTATAAATATTTTGCACAAGGACAATCACTCCTTGTAACTAGAGCAGGTGATAATAGAGACCCTGAACTTTATCCACAAGCAGCACAATATGCTTCAAAAAAAATTAGATTAGGTGAAACAGACTTGGCGGCTTCTGCAGCATATCAAGCGTTTACAGCTAACAATAATATTGTTCCTGCAGGAACTTTTGCAACAGAAACTGATTTTGGTTTTAAAGTTATCGCAGACCACAGAGCATTTTTAGAACCACAAATAGTAGAAACGTGGGAAGCATATACTCATGAAACAACAAACAGCGTATCTGCTCCACATCCAGCAAGTGAAGTAGTTAATCAAGTTATAAAAATTGCTTATAACAATTTATCTGATAATAATTTTAAAATAAATTATAAATATAAAAGTTTAACTACAGACACAACTAGCGAAGATTACGGTACTGGCGTAAGAGTTGGTGATGGAACTATTGGTTCTACAGTAACAAGTACAGTATATAGATACAGAATGAATGGTGCAGCTCCTTCATCCGGGAATAACAGTTATGTTATGGTTAACGGTACATATGGTGCAGTAGCTCTTAGTAGTAATACTATATCAGCAGCGTTTGATTTTAACGCAACACCCGAAGATTTAGTATTTGTATTAGATAATGTAAATTATACTATAACTTTAGATATGGCCACTACTGATGAACAAGATATTGTGAATCAAATCAATACTAAGTTAATAACAGCAGAAGATAGCAACGGTACTATTGTTGATTTAAGTAATGACTTAGAAGCATTTTTAATGTATGGTGGAGTTGTTACAGGAACGCGTATTGGTTTAAGAAGAAAAGCAACAGTTATAGCTTCTGGAGCTTCAACAGGTTTTACAATAGTTAATAGTGAACTAGCTGTAAGATTAGGTTTTTCTTTAAAAACTTATAATGATAACGAATATATTTACGGTACTTGGAATGCTGAAAATAATGTGGGAACTTTTTCTGGTAATTTATTACTTCAGAAAAAAGGTATTGCAGAAAATAATGTTGAAACATTTGTTGAGCCTCTGGATATTGTAATAACATCACCAGCATCTAGCGATTGGACTTACAATGATATGATAGTTGATATTCAAACTCAATTAGAAGCTGGTTATACAGATTATACTCATGATAGAGCTAGAGCTAATGTATCCATCGTTGATAATAAAATTAGAATTACAACTGATTCAGTTGCAGCTGACGGTTTTAAATCAATAGTAAGAATTCAAAATTCTGGTGCTAATTCTTTAATTGATCTTCTTACCAACGTTGATCAACCTGTTGATGGTATCCAAGCATCACCTATCGGTACAGCTTTAGTTAATTTAATAGCCGCTGAAAAAGGCGTCTATGGCAATAAACTAGTATTAAGAACTGAAACAAAACAAGTTCAAGTAAGTGCCACAGAAGTTGAATTTTACTATAATGCTTTTGTTCTTCTTGATGGTAAAGAAGTTTCAATTTATCAAAGAATTAATTGGGATGACCCAACAAGTGATAAATATTTACCTAAAGTGTTAGAAAATGATCGATATCTTCATATGGAAGCTGAAGATGAAGATGGAGATTTTGTTACATTTGCTTCTACTGATCCATTTCCAAATGGAGATTGGACACTTGGTGATGATGAATTACCAGAGAATGTTTTTGAATCTGTTGCAACTATTGTTGACTTTTCAGTTGGTTCTAACGGTTGGACAGAAGATAGTGACGGTGTTATTACTTCTATGGACACTGATCTTATTAATGCTCTTAAGAAAATTTACAACCCTGAAGTTTACGATTTCAATATGGTTGCTGCTCCAGGTGCTGCTGCATCTGCCGTGCAAAATGAAATACAAACTCTTTGTGAATCAAGACATGATTGTTTTGGTATTATTGACGCTGCTCCTTTTGGAATGGGTCTTGGTGTTAAAGAGAAATTAAATCATGTATCTGAAATTAATTCAATGAATGAAAACTTAAATTCTTCATATGTTGGTACTTATTGGCCATGGCTCCAGGATTACGATGCAGATAATAAACAGTATGTTTGGTTACCACCATCCATTTATGCTATGACTCAAATGGTTTATACTGATAATGTAGCTGATCCTTGGTATGCTGCTGCTGGTCTTAGACGTGGTAAAGTTACTGCACTTGATGTTGAGTATTCTCCAACACGTGCTGAAAGAGATATCCTTTACGGAGACACAAATGTAATCAATCCTATTGTTAAACTTGTTGGAGAAGGTATTGTAATTTGGGGTCAGAAAACTGCTCAAAGAACTAAATCAGCTCTTGATAGAATTAACGTAAGACGACTTATGATTTATAGTGAAAAGCTTATTGCACGAATGGCTCGTGGATTTTTATTCGAACAGAATGATGCATCAAATTGGGCTGCTTTTGCACGACAGGCTAATGCTATTCTTGAACCTATTAGACAAAGACGTGGTCTCTATCAGTATCAAGTAATTTGTGATGCTACTACTAATACTTCTGATTTAATAAATCAGAATATAATGGCTGGGAAAATTTTTGTTCAGCCTACGAAAGTTATAGAATTTATTGAAGTAGAATTTACAATTAATGCTGCTGGTGATGTAGAATTTAGTGAATAAATAAAATTATTTAATTTATTGGGGGAGTCTATTTAGACTCCCTTTTTTATTTTAATAAATTTATATGTTCCACAATCATATATTCTTAAGTAGCCAGCTTCATTCATAATTTGTTTTTCAGTTTTATCTAAAGAAAAATTATTAAATTTTGTTAAATTTTGTTTTCTATAATTATATCTATGTTCTCTAAGTGATTGACCGTTATATGCATACCAATATGATGGCGCTGTTTGTTTATCAAATTCAAAATTTAATTTATAATATAAATTACCTTGGCTCCAACATCTATCTGCAAAGGAATATATAGTATTCCATTCATAATTTTTTTCAAAATGTTTTAACATTTTAGAAGCTAGCCCCGGAGTATATGTATTACTAATAGTGGCAAATCTAGATAATTCCCACGAATCATCTTTTTTCTTACCCGAAAATATTCTGTTTTGTGCAAAAGTCATAACACCTATTAATTCTTTTCCGTAATAAGCTCCCAATTTAACACTAGCAGCATCTTTACCTTGAATATGATAAGTTTCTAAAAAAATATTTTTAGTTTTTGCACTGATTTTTTTTACAACAGTTTTACGTGCTCCTATTCTTTTAGAATTTAAATTTAGAATATTTTTAAGTCTAGCCTTAACTATATCATTTTTATATTCCCAAATATCTTGAAATATATGTATTAGTTGTATACCTTGTTCCTCACATTTTATTGTTTTATTAAGATGATAGTTTTTGTCTTTTCTTTGTAAATCAGAATGCCAATAAAGACCATTAAATTCAATAGCTAAATTATAATCTGGAAGAAAAATATCTAATTCTAACGGATTAATTATTTTTCTTGTATTTTCATTAATATTTTTTATACCTATATCTATTAACCAATTAACTATTTCTTTTTCTTTTATTGATTTAGCTGAGCGGACACAATTATTACATTGAATAAATCCAGGATGTTCACGTTCTTGCCTTGCTGCCGCCATTCTTATTGTTTTAAATATATTTTTGCAAGAATCACATTTAACTTCTATTACTTCATTTGATGAATGTAATCCCCTCGTATAATACTTGCAATCTATTGCTGAATATCGGCTTCCTGAATATTTTTTACTTAAATTCCATGGACCTTGTTCTTTATAACGTTTTTTTAACGATTGAGATATTTTATTACCTATTTCTTTTTTTTCTTCATTACTTTTATTAGACATTGTTTCCAACCAATGTTTATTTCTTATATCCCAATTCATAGACTTTAACATTTTTTCTGTCATTTGTAATCTTTTTTCTGGCGTTATATTATTCATTGCTATTTTAGTAGTTTTAGATATTTTATCATTCAATTCTTTTCTATCTTCTTTATTCATATTTTTATGAACTTCTGTAACTGTTTTTTTTCTTGTGCATGAAATACATAAATCATGTTTTCTATTTTTAAAATTTGAATATGTTTTAATTACTTCTTTTTTACAAATATCACATTCAAATACTATTTTATCAGACGATATTACTACATAATTATTATTGATTAAATACGATGTAACATTTGTGTGAGTTTTCGTTTTTAATCCACTTTTTAGTTTAATATCGTCTTTACCGAAAATATATTCGTTTTCTTTTGTTATAATTTTTATTAATTCCATCTTATCCTTTACTGGTTACATAAATATATCTTGTATAAAACTATGCTTTTTTTTATTCCCTTATAAGATAATAGTATGGAATATAAATACGAATTATTTAACTATATATTTGATAGTAATATATTAGAAAGGATTGGTAATTTTAAAAATATATCGACTCTCCTTATGAATATGTCAAATTACGGTATTGAAGGACATACTTTTCGTGATTTAACTGGTGCAGACTTAATAGATAAATTTCTCTCTCCTTTTGTTGATAAAGGATATGCTATACAAAAGAAGGGAAATAAATATGATTTAAACTACCTATGGGCTGATGGCGATAGAGGTGATGATTATCATACTAGAGAAATAAAAAGAAATAAAATGGAATCTAAAACTAGTGCATTTTTTACTTTTCTGAAAGCTTTAAATATAATTGATTTTATATATATTACACCCATTCCAAAAAGGGAGGCAATACCGCAAGCAATAAATTGTGGTGAAGTTGGTTCTGTGTCTAGGGTTAAAGATATTCCAGAGAAAATTGAATGGTTTAAAACAATAGGCTGGATGAAGGAACATGTGGATATGAAAAATTTAAAGTTTTTTAGAATAAATAAAAATTCCTCAAACATAAAAATATTTTATATCAATAGGAAGTATTATAACAAAGTTATTGGTCTTATGAATGAACTGGGAATAAGGTATAAAGACATATGAAAAACATAACTAAAGAACTAGTAGATTTTGTTTTTAATCTTGAAATGAAAGGAGATGGTTTTCATTACAATGGTATTGTTTTTTTTGACTCTATTGACGAAATTATCGATGATATGGATTTCAATTGTGATTTTACAGATTCTGTATTTATCGAATTTAACAATAAAATAGAAATAATGCTTGAAATAGAAGATCAAGAAAATGAGTATTATGATGTCGAACTAAATATAGATAATAGTGGTATATTAAATCATGCTATGATCACGTCGATAAATGACGTAGAGTATAAATATAAATTCTAATCAGTCATCTTCAATTCTTCTTGCTGTCTTAAATACATAAGCGTTGCAATTTTCTCCATTTCATCTTTGTTGTGCTGCAATTCTCTTTCTTCTATAATACCCCAAATCTCCTCATCGTTAAAGTCTGGTTCAGAATCTAATTCTGCTTTATCATATGTTATAGTAACATCTTTAGCATAAAATATTACATCACCACCTGGATCAAAATTATGTCTAAATATTCTGAAACCTATAAATTTTAAGAACTTAGAGCCACGTGGGTATTCTGGCAAAGCTACTAATTTTCTGTTCTCAACCTTATCAATATAAGATGCATTCTCCCATACCAATTCCTTCCAACCAAGAAATTGCAACGAACCCATAGGGATAGATATTAACTCACCTTTCTGGTCTTCAAACATAGAATAAAGAGTATGAGGAAAATTTTTACCATATACTTTAACCTTAACCGTTTTTAATTCACCTACATTTTTGACTATACCTAACTGTTGTGTAAAGTCTAAACCCTGTTCATTGAACACAGGTATTTCAAATGGTGGAAGTATGTCAGCATATGCATTGCTAGGTGTTATGGGAAAGTGTATTCTTATACCTAGGACATTACCTGACACTTTAGACGGTGCTTCCTTAGTATATGATAGTTTCTCGTTCTCTACAGTTTGTGAAGAAGGATTTAATAAGACAACCCAATTCTCAATAGCTAAAGATATATTATTATCACCTGTATATCCTTCAGGAAGATACGGTGCGTAGTTGAAAAGTGTTGCTGTGTTCTCGCCTTCAGTATCTGCATTAAGATTACTAAAATCCATAATTATAGACTCATCTGCGAATATAAAAATAGATAAGAATAAGAGTAGTATTGTTATGAGTTTCATTAAATTCTCCTTATGTTAAAATATGCTTTATATTTGTGACATTAGTGTAAAAATGTCATAAAGCTATATGTACAAAATTTTATATTAATAAGCCTTATTAAAAAAAAGAACTTAACCGTTCCCTTTTTTATCTTAGAAGATATACATCTTCTGCCCTTAGAATTACTACATGTTTATTCTTTCTACCGCGTAATACTTCTCTTAATTCTAGCATTCTTTTTCTATTCTCTAATGACCCCTGTAAAACAGTTCTAGTTTTCCCCGTTATATATTCCTTAGTATCGAGAGTGAATTCATATCCTCTTGCTGCTAATGTTTTTACGAGTTCAGATCTATCTATATCATCGTCTAGAGCTATACGAGCATAAAACTTCTTTTGTCCTTCTAGTCTTTTATCTAGTTTCCCTTTAATAACAGACGATATAAGACCGCCTATAACGCTTCCTGCTCCGAATACAAGAGCATATAAAGGTTGTCCAGTCATTAAGTCTAATACAACTTTAATAGCTATTATAGCGTATGAAGCTTCAACGAAATTAACTGCTGTTAAATAAAGTTTATTACTTCTACTAAAAGCATCAATCTTAGCAAGGAAGAGTAAATCCTTGCCCGCAGTTAATATGAGAATTAATGATATTGTATACCACATATTTTTACCCCCTAAAGATTATAATTATGCTTATATCTTAGATAAAAATTGCAATAAAACGATTTAAAACAAAAGATAATTAAAGAAAATAAAATAGATTAAATTTTTATGCTTTTTACAAGGAAAGCATGAAGATAAAATAGAGTGATTGAAACTCTACTATATGTTGGAGGTAATAAACATGGCTATCGTACTAAGCTCTGCTGAGCACAGTTTTAGAGAACCTAAAAGAAAAAATAGATGGATATTAAAATTTGACCGTGTTCCTAATAAAGGAAACAATGCTACTGAATCTCTTGCTATTGATATTTTATCAGCATCAAGACCTTCTGTTTCATTAGAACCTATTGAGATGCACAGATTAAATGAAAAATTTTACTTTGCTTCAAAACCATCCTGGGAGGCAATTTCTTGTCTATTCTACGATTACGATAAAGGTACAAATTCTGCTTCGCAGATTCTTTATCATTGGTTTACAGCAATTTATAATCCGTTAACAGGTGGTCAAGGTTATGCAATTGTTTATAAAACAAATGCTACTCTTGTTATGCTTGGACCTGATGGTAAGATTATTGAAATTTGGGACCTTTTCGGTTCCTTCCCTGAGAATATTAATTGGCAGGATTTGTCTTATGAGGGAACAGAAGCTCTTCAAGTTGAAATGACTTTAAGATTTGACTATGCAGTCCTTCAAGCTGATTCAGGTCAGGGGGGTATCCCACAATAAGCTTGTATCAATGAAATTTTCATTTAAAAGAGCCCTTAAGGGCTCTTTTTTTATATAAAAGCATATTTAAATATGTGGATTTAAAAAATTATATTTATAATAAATTATTAAAAATAGGTAAAAAAGGTTTAATTTTAAATGCTGCTGCTGTTCAGCATGGATTACTACAAAATATTAGAGAAAACCTTATAGATGAATTATCTTTAAAATTAAATAATAATCAAGAATTGTTATATCTTTATATCTATGAATTAAAAAATATCCCAAAATGCGAATGCGGAAAAGATTTGGTATTTAGAAAATTTTCTGAAGGATATAATAAATTATGTAGACCTTGCGCATCAAAAAAACAAATAAAATCTGCTTCATATAGATGTCATTTCACATCTAAAAAATCTGTTCAAGAAACATTTCAAGAAAAATATGGTGTTGATAACCCATCAAAACTTGATAGTGTGAAAAAAAAGAGAAAACAAACTAATTTAAAACGATATGGTGTTGAAAATCCTTTCCAATCTAAAGAAGTAAAAGATAAAATAAAACAAACTAATTTAAAACGATATGGTGTTGAAAACCCAAATCAATGTTTGTCAATTCATAATAAAGTTATGTCTGCATCTGGTAGAGCCAATAGACAAAAAAAAATAAATGATAATTTACATTATCAGACTAAACCTGAACTAGAATACATAAATAAATGTTTAGCGGCTAACATCAAAATACAAGATGGACCTGCCATACCTTATACATTAAATGGCGAAAAACATATATATTATATAGATTTTGAGACGGATCAATATTTAGTAGAAATTAAAGGATTTCATCATTGGTATAAAGAAAATCTTGCATCTGGAAAAATAGAAGCTAAAAATAAAGCTGCAATAAAATATGCAGCTACTTTAGGCAAAAAATTTAAATTTATATTAGATGGAAATGAAATGTGAACACAAAAGAATTTATACAAAAGGCTAAATTAAAACATGGTGATAAATATAATTATTCTAAAGTGATATATATTGGAACATATAATTTAATAGAAATAATATGTGATAAACACGGTTCGTTTATGCAAAGACCGAATAACCATTTAACGGGATCTGGGTGTAAAGAATGTACGAAAGGCAGGAAACGATTTGGAATAGACAAGTTTATTATGAAGGCCAAAAACATACACGGGGACAGATATGATTACTCAAAATCTATCTATGTAAATGCAGATACTCGCCTTATCATTATATGTAAAGACCACGGTGAATTTACTCAAACGCCGTCAAAGCACTTATCTGGAAGGGGGTGTGGACAATGTGCTACCATAAAAAATGCTAAAAATATGTCTTTAACTACAGATAAATTTATAGAAAAAGCTAAAGTTGTACATGGTGATAAATATGATTATTCATTGGTAGAATATAAAAATTCGCAAACTAAAGTTAAAATAATATGCCCAAAACATGGTGTATTTGAGCAACGTCCATTAAATCATTTAAAACCTAAAAATTGTCCTAAATGTATGACTAGAACAAATACACCTTGGACCACAGAAGATGCAATAAAAAACGCTATTAAAAAACACGGCAATAAATATGATTATTCTAAATTCGAGTATATAAATGCAGATACCAAGTCCACAGTTATTTGTCCTCACCATGGGGAGTTTCAGACCTCACCTCGTATTCATATAAACATGGGAAGTGGTTGTCCTTCTTGTAATGAATCGAGTGGTGAGAAGGAAGTTGCACGGCTCCTAACTGAGAAAGGAGTGGAATTTAAGAGGCAGAAAAGATGGACTAAATGTCGAGATAAAAACCCTCTCCCGTTTGACTTCTACATCCCTTCTCTCAATCTTGCTATTGAGTATGATGGTGAACAACATTTTATTCCTAAGAATTGTTGGGGTGGTGGAGAAGAGTTTGATAAAATTAAGAGGAGAGATGCTCTCAAGAATAAATTCTGTGAAGAGAATAACATTCCTTTATTGAGAATAAACTATACTGAGAATATAGAAGAAAAATTATCTTTATTATAAGATAACTATATGTTTGGATATATAAATGATAGTACTACACCCATAGGATTTAAAAAGGTATATCGTGACAGTGGTAAATGGGTTGTATATAACGGAATTACTACGGATAAAGTTAATCACTATATACAAGCATTTATTAATGGTGATATTAAAATTATTGTAAAAGATTTAACCAAGCATGAGCGAATAATGATGCGTATGTTTATATTATCTGCATTTGGGAAAAAGTAATAATATGAAATGCACGATAACATTATATTTTATGGTGTTGTTGTAGATGCTAACGTTTCAGAAGATGAAATGCACGATAACATTATATTTTATGGTGTTGTTGTAGATGCTAACGTTTCAGAAGATGAAATGAAAGTTGCTTTGATAAAGAGATTTAGTAAGTATGAACTTGGTAAATATGCTAATGATACAAATAAACTTAAATTCATCACATCTACTAGTGGTTTTACACGTTTAACAAATTTATTAATATCGAGGTTGAATATAGTATGATTATATATAAAGCTTTTATTACAGAGTATAAACTTTTAACTATTTACCTACCCACAGATGAGCCAAGTGTTGAAATAGCTGATGATAGAGGTGAGCCATATATCAAATCAATTAGCGAAATAATTGAAGATGTTTATTTTGATAGAGACGGGACAGGTCATTCCATGTCCCTAACATTTACGTCTCCATATTCAGAAAATGAACGTGACATTATGTATGAATTTATACACACCCTATTCACAACTCACTAAATTTTTTCAGCTAAATAATTAGTTTTAGAAATTCCTTTTTTATAAATGACTTGAGCTTTAAATATTTTTAAAGCTTCATCTTCTGATTCCGCATCAATTACAACTTTTGTGTCAATTTTGTTATTTGCTTCATTTAAAAAAATCTTAAACATATCATACCATCCTTTATTATAAATATACTTATAACTATGCTTACAAACCATTGAAATTTTTATTTTTTAAAACGTAACATTGATGCGATAAAACCATAAGATAATATATGAAATATATAATTGGATTATCCACGTATTACGGTCTAGAAGTATTATTAGCAAAAGCTGAAGTAGATGAATATAATAGAAATGATGAAATAACAACGTATTCCTTTAGAGATGAAGATATTATTTTCAATTATAATTGGGAATATGAATATAGTGATGGCGCCGGATTTAATGAAGAGAGTGTAAGTGTTAGAGAATTTGATACTTTAGAAGAAGCACAAAGAAAAATAATATGGGGGCTATTTGTATGAAAGAATTAACGGCTGCAGAAAAAAGAGCTGCAACGGTACAAGCCAATAAAGAAGCCAAAGAGAAAAAAAAATAAAGAGGCTGCAGAAAAAAGAGCTGCTACTATACAATCTAAACTAGATGCTAAAGAGAAAGCTATCGCTGCTAAAGCAAGGAAAAAGAAATTAGAATCTTTTGGAACAAAACCCATATTTTGGATATTCTTTCTTTTCGGTTGGATTAACGCATTCTATTGGCTTTACAAAATTGTTATGTTTTTATTAGGAATAATATAAAATGGATTTTCAGCCGCTTATAGATTTTTTAGCAACCTTCCCCCAATGGTTTCAGATGACTATAATTTTTTTAGTAGTCTTTGGTGGTGGTTTATTATTTTTAATTAAAACGTTAATCGTTGCATTGAAAAGTGGCCTTCTTGAAATACTTCAACCCAAGAAGAAAAAGAAATGAAAAGAGTAGTTGGTTCTATCTTCAAAAGTGGAAAGATTCGGCAGCTTTCTTTTATGGAAGGGGAAGATATATTAATAAGTATTATTGCTATAAAAGGCGATATGGGCAGACCTTGGATAATTTTGATAAAAGGTAATTTACAACAATTTAATTTTGAGTTTTTATTTTATGAAAGATGGAATAATAATAAAGTGTTTGATAAAATTATAGATATAATAAAAAAAGAAGACAAAGCTAAAAAAGCCGTATTTTCTCGTATATTTAAGGAAAAAATATGACAATTAATATAGAAGATGGAGAAGTATATTATGCTGCACGTGGTCTTGGGGATCATATAATACTTGGAATGAATAAAGGGCATATATATTACGATTCAGTAAAAAAATGGTGGTTTTTTAATGAAGGAAATAAACATCCAATACCTGAAGAATTAGAAGGTACAACTATAGAAATAAAACGAGATTCACTAATCTCTTTATTTAAAGAAGGTATAAAATGAAATTTAATAAAGTAAACGAAGAATATGGTCTTGAATTAGGTGATGAAGTATTGATAGGGAAGTATAGAAATAAGAGGGGTATAATTAAAGATTTCGAATTCGATAAAAACAATCAACCTGTTATCGTAACAGATAAAGGTAAGAGAGCTGTATATGGATTCCGTGTTAAGAAGTATATGGATGGTCCTTCTGCCTTAGAAAAGTATCAAGCATTTTTCAAAACTAAATTAGAAAAGTATGGGGTTTCTTCACCTAAAAAATTGGCAGGTTCAGATAAAAAGAAATTTTGGAAAGAGTTAAAAGTTGAATGGGCTGCAGAAAAAGAAAAAGTTAAAGAAGAGAAGAAGGATGAATAGAAAATTAATCGAGTATGTCTTTGAAAATTCTGAGTATGTTAATACAAAATATATGCCCAATATGATATTAATTTCTGATGTTTATATAGAAAACCGGCAATATGATGTAGTAATATATAAAAATGGAGAGATGGGGATATACGAAAATTTTTCAGAATATATAAATGGAAAGATAGCTGGTGGCTGGTTATATCAAGAAAAAGATGTTGAAGGGTTTAGTCTTGGATTAGTAATCTTTAATGGAGATGTATATGTACCTCCTGACTGGGATATAGTTGCATGGGATCAGGGTGATGATAAAAATCACATGAAGATAAAAGATGGACAAGGAAACTGGTTTACTATAGGTAAAAAAACAAATTGGAAACCGGTATTAGATAATGAGTAATAGAATATGTAAATGGAAGGCTGGAGATATATTAAAAATTAAAGGTAAGAAAGGTTATGAGTTGTGTGTTGTTAGAGGATTGATAGATTTTGATTCCTCTAGAGTATCTGCACCTGATTATTTAGTTCAACCTTTTGGTATGATAAAAGGTCTCCGTGTTGATTTACAAAAATTTATTGGCTACCATACTAAAGCCTATAAAAAGAAAATGCGAAATTCAATCCCAGAAATTGATGGTAGAAGATGGCTTGAAGGTATGGACTTCTACTATAATATTGAGAAACTTACCTCCTTAAAACCCTTAGAACAGAAGGCATATAATGCTATGATGCATGATTACACCATCCACTATGATATGTATAACCACATTCAAATTAAATATATATTTGAAGGCAAATAATTAAAATAAAAGTGTAAAAATTACAAAAATATACAAAGATAATAGTATGAAAAAATTAACAACTGAAGAATTTATATATAAAGCTGAATTAAAACATGGCAATAAATATGATTATTCTTTAGTTGATTATATAAATAGTAAAACTAAAATAAAAATAATATGTTCTGAACATGGTATATTTGAACAATTGCCCAGTAATCATTTAGCAGGACAAAATTGTATGAAGTGTTCGATTATAACTACAAATAATAAAAATGTTTCTAATAAAAAACAATTTATAAAAAAAGTTTCTAAAATACATGGAAATAAATATGATTACAAACTTGTTTGTTACAAGAATAATAGAACTAAAGTTAAAATAATATGTCCAGAGCACGGAGTATTTGAACAAACTCCGATAGCTCATGTAACAAATAGAGGGTGTCCTGACTGTGGACGAATTAACGCTAATAATAAAATGTCATCGTCTACAGAAGAATTTATAAAAAAAGCCAAGCAAGTACATAGTAATAAATATGATTATTCTTTAGTTGATTATAAAAATAATAAAACTAAAATTAAAATAATATGTCCAGAACATGGTATATTTGAACAGATACCAAGTAGTCATTTACAGAAAATTGGTTGTCCGGTATGTAATGAATCTAAAGGTGAAAAGATTATAACTAAATATTTAAATAATAAAAATATAAAATTTTTGTCACAATATACTTTTGCTGGATGTAAAAACATAAAATTGCTTTCATTTGATTTTTATCTTCCTAATAAAAATATATTAATAGAGTATGATGGAGAACAACATTTTAAACCCATTAGATTTTTTGGTGGTATTGAAAAATATAAGAAACAAATAATAAATGATGATATAAAAAATGAATATTGTAAAAAGAATAATATTAAATTATATAGAATAAGATATGATGAAGACATAAAATTAAAATTAAAGGAGTTAATATGTGAAAGATGAACAAGTCTTTAAGACTATAAAAATTAAAAAGAATGTATGGAAGCAATTAAATCTTCTAAAATTAGAAGAAGATGAAAAAACAATAAGTAATATAATATCTAAACTAATAGATAATTACAAAGGAGTAAAAAATGTCTGATGCAGATAAATTAAAAGAATTAGGTATTACACAAACAGCTAATGCTGCCCCAAAAACTAATAAGCTAAATACCAAATCATTTAGTAATACAGCTACAAGCGGTTCTAATCTTATGTTTGAACCCGATGCGGAATTGGTTGAAATTCCATCACACGGATATTTATATAAAAATATCACGCAAGACCCCGATGTCATAGAGAGAGGAAGTCTTAGAATAAGACCTATGACGGTACATGAAGAGAAAATTTTGACAACAACACGTCTTGTTAAAAGTGGTCAAGCTTTAGATTTGATTTTTAGAAATTGTATAAAAAGTGATATTGATCCAGGAGAATTACTTTCTTCAGATAGAGTATATATTATGCTTTGGTTAAGATCCGTATCTTATGGTAATGTATATAAATTTTGGCTTCAGTCTCAAGACCCAGCTAATCCTGGTAAATTCCAATGGGAAGTAAATCTTGATGCTCATCCTATTAAAGAATTTGAAAATCCTGAAATATCAGAACCTTTTAAAATGACTACACCATCAGGATATAATATTGAATTTCGTCTCCCCAGAGGTAAAGATGAATTAGAAATTATTAAACTTCAAAATCAACCTAAAGGGTTGGAAGATACGGATGATACTATAGTTAAAAGGCTCTCATCAATTTTGATTAAAGTAACAACGAAAGACGGTACAGAAATACCAAAAACACAATTTGACCCTTTTATTAATTCACTTGTAGCAAGAGATGCATCAGCACTTAGAAATGCTATAGATGAGATTGATTGTGGTGTTGAGGATATTGAAGTAACAGACCCACAAACAGGTTTTGAATTTTCAACAAGTATTCCGATAACGGAAGACTTTTTTCGTGTCACGGAGTGATGATCCTGAAGATATTGCGATTATGGATGAGCAAAGGAAAGGTTTTACTAAACAACTTTTTCAACTTGCTTATTTCGGTCATATTTCACCAGAATTTGCATCATCACTGGAAATAACAGAAAGGAATTATCTTTATACTTTGCTTGCAGATCAGCTTGAAAGTGAGAAAAAAGCAAATGAAGCAGAGAATCAAAAAATGAAGAGTAAAATGCCTTCTGGAAGACGGCGATAAATTTTATCGTTCCACCGTGACTATTTCCGTCTATTAAAACTGAATCCTAAAGGATTCAGTTTTTTGTTTAAATGTAAGCATATTTATATACGTGAAAAATAAAGTTAAAGCTTTGTGTATTAGAAATTCTAAAATACATCCGACACTTTTAAAAAAATATAAAGTTGAAATAGATGAAATGCTAATAGATGTTCCTGGTAACACTATTAATGAAAAAATATATATATTATTAAATGATTTCTTTAAAAGACCGCAATGTTATTGTGGTAATAATGTATCATTTGAATCTTTTACTAAAGGTTTTAAAAGTTATTGCAGTACAAAATGTGCTGCTAATTCTTTACAAAAACAACAAAAAATTAAACAAACTAATTTGAAAAAATATGGTGTTGAAAATGTAAATCAATTAAAAAAGTTTAAAGAAAAGGCTAAACAAACTAATTTGAAAAAATATGGAGTTGAGTATTCTTCACAATCAAAAATTGTAAAACAAAAAAAGCATAACACAAATATTAAACGTTATGGTAATAAGTCTACTTTTAGTAATAAAAACGTTAATACTAAAGTTATAATTACAAAAAAAAAGAAATTTTATAAAAATTTACAAAATAGAAATAAAAATAAAGTCGAAGCTACATTTATGGAGAACGAATATATGAATGATAATTACAGTAACAAGTACAGTTGGAAATGTAAAATATGTGATACAGAATTTAATGATAACATAGATAATGGTCATATACCTAGATGCCCCACTTGTTTCCCTATATACAAATCTAAACCTGAAGAAGAAATTGCTTCATTTATTAAATCTTTAAATATCAATATTATTGAAAATGATAGAAAAACTATATCTCCTATGGAACTAGATATTTACATTCCTGACTATAATGTAGCTATTGAATTTGATGGTCTTTACTGGCACTCTGATAAATTTAAAGAGAAAAACTATCATATTGACAAAACTATGGAATGTGAAAAGAAAGATATTCATCTTATACATATTTTTGAAGATGAATGGCTTAATAGACAAGAAATAGTTAAAGCAAGGCTTAAAAATCTTTTAGGCTTAAACTCTAAAAGAATTGGAGCCAGAAAAACTATAATAAAAGAAATTAGCCCTAAAGTTAAAAATGAATTTGTCGCTAATTATCATATACAAGGTAAAGATTCTGCTAGTATTAAATTAGGCGCTTTTTACAATGATGAATTAGTTGGTGTTATGACTTTTTCTAAACCTAGAATATTTATGAGCAAAAAAGCTAAAGATGGAAGTTGGGAACTTAGTAGGTTTGTTACTATACCAGATACATATACACCAGGATTAGCTTCTAAAATGCTTAAATATTTTGAAAGGAACTGGAACCCTAAGCTGATAGAATCATTTGCAGATAGAAGATGGAGCCAAGGTAATTTATATAAAAAATTAGGTTTTGAACTTGCAAGTCAAACTAATCCTAATTATTATTACTTTAAGGATAACCAAAAACGATGGCACAGATATAAGTTTAGAAAATCAGAACTTACCAAGTTTGATAATTATACACCAGAAAAGACTGAGAAAGAAATAATGAACGAAGCCGGATGGGGTAGAATATATGATTGTGGTAATTATAAATTTGCTAAAAAATATGACATAGAATGATTATTTCATCTGGTAACTTTAAATATAAAGAAATCGGTAGTATAGAGTGGATAACATATACTAATGAAAATTTGAGTAATAAACATATATTACAATTTTTATGTAATATGTGTGGAAAAGTCACAACTATAAAACCTTATAATTATACAGCTAATATATGTTCGGTATGTAAAAGAAAACAAACTAATTTAAAAAAATATGGATCAGAAAATGTTTTTGCTTCAAACTTAATAAAAGCTAAAATAAAGCAAACTAATTTACAAAAATATGGTGTTGATAATCCTTCTAAAAATGAAAAAATAAAATTAACTAAAGAGACAAAAAGATTAAAAACTTGTCATATAAAATATGGCATAAATAGTATGCAAGAATTAAATAATTTAAAAAATTATTCATATTATAAAAATAAAATTTTAAAATTAAAAAGATTTAAAGACGTTAAACCTATGTTTGATAAAAAAAAATATACAGGTGTATATGAACAGTATTTATGGAAGTGTAATAAATGTAATTTAGAGTTTTTATCAAATATAGTAGATGGTAAAGAAATTTTATGTCCTGCTTGTACTCCTAAAAATAAATCTAAACCTGAGAGAGAAATTATCAATTGGTTAAAAAGCCTTAACATCAATATTATAGAAAATGATAGAAAATTGATTAAACCTTTAGAATTAGACATTTATATTCCCTCTCATAATATTGCTATAGAGTTTGATGGTCTTTACTGGCATTCTGATAAATTTAAAGAGAAAAATTATCATCTTAATAAAACGTTGAAGTGTAAAGAGAACGGAATACAACTTCTTCATATATTTGAAGATGAGTGGGTTAATAAACAGAAAATAGTTGAGAATATAATTAAAATAAGGTTGGGTTTAAATTATAAGAAAATGAAAATCAAGCAAATTCTTATAAAAGAAATTAATTCTAAGACTAAAAATACTTTTCTTGAAAAATATCATATACAAGGTAAAGATTCTGCTAGTATTAAATTAGGCGCTTTTTACAATGATGAATTAGTTGGTGTTATGACTTTTAGTAATATAGATAAAAAAAATTTTAAATTATCTAGATTTGCAACCATACCAGATATTTATATATCTGAATTAGCTTCTAAAATACTTACTTACTTTGAAAAGAATTGGAGTCCTTTAACAATAAAATCATTTGTAGATAGACGGTGGAGTCAAGGTGATTTATATATACAATTAGGTTTTGAACTTATAAGTCAAACTAGTCCTAATCATTATTATTGGAAAAACGGTCAAAAACAACGTCATCACCATTATAAATTTAGAAAAAAAGAACTTATTGAGTTTGATAATTATTCTCCAGGAAAAACAAGAAAGCAAATAATGGAAGAAGCTGGATGGAGTAGAATATATGATTGTGGTGACTATAAATTTATTAAACAAAAGCATATTTAATGTTAAATAATATTTAAAAAATAATTTCAGAGGTAACATGTCTAAATTAGCCCTTATATCAGATTTACATGTCTATAAGCATTTGTCTAGAACTATCTTCGAGGATACAGCTATTAAATTTTTATATGATTTTGCTAATTTTTGCAAAGAAGAAGGAATTAAAAAAGTTGTTTTCTTAGGTGATTGGTTCCATGTTAAAAGTAAAATATATGTACCGTCTTATATTCGTTCTGTAGAAGTATTACAATATATGAAGAAATTGGGTATTGATTTTCATTTTATAATTGGTAATCATGATATGCCTCTTCTTAATTCGACAGATTTTTCAATCATACATTCGTTTTCACAATTTGGTAAAGTAATAACAGATTATGAGTGGTTTGATGATGGTGATGTTCGTCTTCATTTTTTATCTTATACTAATGAACTACCCACTTTCGAAATACGAGATGATGGTAAAAATGTTCTTTTCGGTCATCTTGATATACTTAATTTTTCTATGGATGGTATAGTTTGTAGAGAAGGCTTTGAAACAGCAGATTTTATTGATTTTGACCAAGTATTTTCTGGTCACTTTCATAAACACCAATCAATTGGTAATATATGTTATGTTGGCTCTCCGTATCAAACTCGTTATTCTGAAAGATTTGATGCTAAAGGTTTCATAATTCTTGATACAGATGATTTGGATTGGAATTTTCAAGCTTATGAAGAAGCACCACAATTCAAAGAAATTGATATAAGTAATTTTGATAAAAAAGATATTATTGGTAATTTTGTAAGAATTAAAACTCATAAAGATAATGCTGATTTAAATAAGATAAAAGAAAAGTTAATTGAAGCTGGAGCCCAAACTGTAGATTTTATTTTTGAAAAGGAAGAGTTAAATGGTGAGTTGAATGTTATTGAAGATCTTTCTACTGGTTCTTTAGATGATTTAGCTTCTAATTATTTTGATAATGTTGAAGAGAATGAACTTTTTGAATCTAATATCAAATCTCTCTTAGATGATGAGACGTTAGTTAAAAGTGATTTTATAGATGTTTTCAATGAAATTAAAGATGCTCATCTTAATGGATGGAAGCCTGAAGATGAAGATAAAGAACTTCTTTTATGATTGAGATTACTAAAAATCTACTTCTAAATAAAACATGTGATAATTGTAGATATTCCCCTGGTCCTTTAAAGAATAGTAAAACAGGATGTTTTTTTAATACATTGTATGGTGATGATCCAGATGAGTTGTCACCTGAAAATACATGTATGAATTGGAGTCCATCGTATGAAAATATACAGTAAAAATTAATAGATAAATGGAGTCATATACTAGATGATATTTAAAAAAATAACAATACAAAATTTCTTTTCTTTTGGACCAAAACCACAAACATTAGATTTGTCGCAAGCAGGTCTCTATCTTATAACTGGTGAAAATAAAATTAGCGCGGGGAGCAATGGAGCAGGTAAAAGCTCATTGACAGAAGCAATTTGTTTTGCACTTTTTGGGCAGGTAACTAAAAAGGTTAATATTCCTCAAATAATAAATGAACAAATTGGTCGAGATTGTATGGTTGAATTGGAATTTGAAGTTGATGGTAAAAACTATATAATTGAAAGATGGAAGAAACAGAAAGGACATTATGATAAACTTCACCTATTTAAAAATGATAAAGAGGAAGATAGTTTAATATCTCAAGCTAATAAAGGCGAAACTCAAATGCAAATAAATGAAATTATTAAATTTAATTATAAATCGTTTATTAATGCAATTATGATGACTCAAGAACAAATATCTGGTTTTCTTCAAGCTGAATCTTCTAAGAAGAAGGAGATTATAGAAAACATTCTTCAATTAAATGTACTAACTAAATATCACTGGATTGCGCAACAGAAGAGGAAAATTTATAAACATTCTTATGATGATATGAAAGTTAAAACTGAAGGTGCAGATGCATTAATTGAAAATACTAAACTTGCTATGAAGGAATATGTAGATTCTTGTAAAAAGAAGAAAACTGATAATAAAATAATAGTTGAACAGTTAAAGTTGAAATTAGAAAAAATTAATACAACTGATATAGATGCTGAGAGAGCAAAGATTAAAAAAGCCGAAGATTTAGCTAAGGAACAAGAGTCTTTAATGATTGATTATCAGCACGAAGCTGATAAATTGAAACTTATAGACAATGAAAGAGAGACTATAAAATCAACTCAAAGCGAATATGATGGTTTATTAAAAACTGCTAATAAAACTAAGAAAAGATTAGATGCTAAAAAAGATGCAGATGAGTTAAAAATAGCACAAGACGAATTACAGCATGTACACGATAATCCAGATTTATGTCCTATATGTTCAAACAATATTGAATCAAATGATTTAAAAATTTGGATAAATGCAAAGATGGAGCTTATTAATAAAATTGAAGAAACTATTATTTCTACAAATAAACAGAAGGATGATAATAATGAAAATATCATCAACTGGACTACCAAGAAAGACGAATTGAAAGAAAGTATAAAAGAATTAAATAAAAAATATAAAAAGCAAGAGAAAATTGCAGATAAAATTAAAAAAGAATACGGCAACATGGAAATTCCTGAAACTATGGATGAAGATGAGTTAAATAAATTGGACGAGAAAATTAAGGAGTTAGAGCAGAAGATACGTGATAAAGAGAATAAAGAATTTCTTGATAAAAAGTATTTAAATTCCCTCATGCAACAAGCTAAAGATTATGCTAATGAAAAGAAAAACCACGGTACTGATTTAAAGAAGTTAAAACATAAGTTTATGATAATGAAATGGTGGGAAGATTCTCTTTCATCTAAGAAGAATAGTATGAAATCATGGTGTATAAATAATGTTATAGGTTACTTTAATAGTAAAATTAAATATTATATAGACCGTTTCTTTGAGGGCTCGGTTCAACTGGAGTTAGATAATGATTTAAATGAGCTTATATCAACTAATGGTAATGAGCGTTCTTACGATCAATTTTCAGGTGGAGAAAAAAGAAGATTAAATCTTGCTATACTTTTTGCATTAAATGATTTAGTTAAAAGTAATATATCTTCTAAAATGAATGTTATGTTTCTTGATGAGATTTTGAGTAATTATTTAGATGATAAGGGTATATCATCAGTATTAGAAATATTACAAGATATGAGAGATAATGATAACTCATCTGTCTATGTAATTGACCATAAAGACAATTTTAAAGATTATCCTTCATTTACAAATATTGTTATTATTAAAGAAGAAGACGGATTTTCTTACATAAAACAAAATGATATGTAAAGATAATTTTATATAATATGTAATAGGATGTGAATTATGAAACTTGATATCGGAAAAATGTATAAAATATCAGATAAATTAAAAGATGCTTTTAGTATTAAAAAGAATGAAGTTAAAGTTATTAGTGTATCTGGTGGAATAGTTACTATGCAGGTTGGAAAACGAGTATTCCCTCTTAAAGAATCCATTGCTTTAGTAAATTTAAGTCAGCCACTTAAAACAGCAGCTCATGTATTTGAAAAACCTGTAATTGAACCAGAGCCTGTTATAGAACCAGAACCTGTAATAAAACCAGAACCTGTAATAAAACCAGAACCTGTAGTAGAACCAGAACCTGTAGTAGAACCAGAACCTGTAATAAAACCAGAACCTGTAGTAGAACCTGAGCCTATTGTAGAACCAGAACCTGTTATAAAACCAGAACTTGTTATAGAACCAGAACCTGTTATAGAACCTGTTATAAAACCAGAACTTGTTATAGAACCAGAACCTGTTATAGAACCTGATATTGATAATAGTATAGTTGTTACTCCAGAAATAATTCCAGAAGAACCTGAAATTATACCTGAAGAGTCACAAGATAACTTTGATCCGTTTGAAGATCCAGAGTTTGATCCATATAACGATTCAGATTATAATCCAGACGATGACTGGATGTAGGGAGACACAATGAAATTTAAAAAAGTATTAAAAGAAAGTGATCTTGCTTCTACTATACTTGATAACTTAACAGGTGTAGGTATAGATTCAAGTAAAGAAATACAAAAAGTAGCAAGTAATATAAAAACGAATGCGAGTCAAGAGCAAAATCCTATAAAAAAGAAAGCTTTGATGAAAGCAGCTTCAGACACTTCAAACTTAGGTAGAGCACAGATTGAAATAAAAAAAGCTACAGATAAAGTAAATAAAATAAAATCAACTTTAGGACCAAATAATGTAGGTATCGGTTGATAAAAAAGCATATTTAAATATATGAAAGGTATAGTCCTTCATTAAACAAAGGAGTTAAAAATGGCAGATGAAGAAAAAGTAGTAGAGAAAGAATTAACCAACAAGGAGAAGCTTGCACAAGTTAATTTGCAACTTGAAAGTTTAAAAGCTACTGAAGTTGCTTGTGATGAAATCTTAAAAGATAAAAATATTAAAATTATAAATCTTGCAGATACATCAGAAGATCCTCTTGCTCTTACTATAACCGGTAATGCAGTTATCTCTGTAATTAGACCAGTTGTTAATGGCGTTCAATCTAATAGAAATCAATTAGTTTCTATTAAAGAACAGCTTTTAGTTCTTATTGAACAGGAAATAACAACAAAATAAAATGGATATAAAGGTTAGTATAAATACACCACACATTAATTCTCAAAAATCTAATATAGATATGGACAAACTCCACTCATTGGTAATGGAGTTTGTCTCGAAATTTGAGAATGAAGGTTTATTTAATCAAGACCTTTATGAGCAAATCACATCAATGGATATAAATATGAAAGTCTTCGATAAAATGTTGAAGGAACTGGAATTGTTTGCAGACTTTGATGAAAATAAAGATGAAATTGATTTTCCATATGAAGAATGGTTAACACGTCTCATTCTTATTGACGACAATTATAGAAAGTAAAGGAGTTAATATGGCGAAACTTATGTTTCAAACAGATGACGGTACTGATCACGAAGTATCTATTAGTTCAATCAAGACTAAAGGTCTTGGCGAAGGTGATGTCGTTTTGGCTAAATATGAAGTTGGAGACCTACCAGAAGATAAAGCGCATCTTGCAGGTCAAGCACTTGCACAACTTAAATCAGTATTAGAAGGTGCCTTCCCGGAAGGTGTTAAAGTTATAGTTGTTGCCACACGCAGTGGTAAAGATGACGTTTCTATTAAAATTGTAAAAGATAAAACGGTAAAATAAAACATGGACATTTTATATTACGTAAAACGTTATATCAAATCTTTTAATATAAAATATTTAAAAACTGCTCTACTCCTTATAAAATGCGAAAAAGAATATAAGATGAGTAGAGCAAAAGCATAATTAAGTATATAGAAAAAAACATTTAAAAAGTAAGGAAAAAGACATGGCAGATAATATTGATAAACTGAGGAAGGATTTAATTTCTCAATTTAGTAAAGAATTTCCAGATGCTCCTCTTGAGCAAATGAATGAATCTTCAATGGCTGATGTTCCTGGTTGGATAACAACTGGTAACTACGCTCTCAATTGGATTATATCTAAAGACATGTATAAAGGTCTTCCTATGGGGAGAGTTATTCTCTTCACTGGTGATCCTGGTGCTGGTAAGAGTATGATTGCTCTTTCTATGATGAGAGATCCGTCGATAGACCTTATCGTATATATGGATTCTGAAGGTGGTGGTGTTACAACAGACTTCGCAGACTTCCTAGGTATTGATACAAGTAAAATTCTTTATACTCCTGTTGAGACTGTAGAAGATTTAATTAAAAGAATGCAAAAAGTTATCGATATAATTGAGAAGAACAAATCAAGTAAAAATGTACTAATGGTTATAGATTCAATATCTATGGTATCTACAGAGAAGGAGAAAGATCCTTCTGGTGGCGCAGATATGGGTGCGAAAGCTAAATTGACTAGACAATTCTTTCGTACTTATGCTAGGAAGATGCAGAAGTTGAATATTGCTGTTGTTATGACCGCTCACCTCACACAAACTATTGGTGGATATGGTCCTTCACAAACTGTAGCAGGTGGAACTATTATGGGTTATATGCCCTCGATTGAAGTTCGATTTAGCAAAGTTAATGCAGATTCAGAAATGGAGCAAAATGCCCTCGGTACATCAATGGCTAAAATTCGTGCTGAGATTAAGAAATCAAGATTTGGTACGCACGGTAAGAGAGTTAAATTTGACCTCTCTATGGCTACCGGTTTAGATGAATATGCAGGTCTCGGTGACATTTTAAAAGATTATGAATTTATGATTCCAGGGTCTGCAGATATAGATACGCAAATTGCAGAAAAGAAAATACCTAAAAAATCATCTGGTTACTGGATGATGAAACCTTGGGACAACCCAGACACTATGGCTCTTTTTGAGAAAATGAAAACTGAAGGTTTGGCTAAGACTGGTAAATTTAGAGAGAAGCAGATTAAAGATTTCTGTAAAGATTACCCTTGGTTTAAAGACGCTGTTGCTAACCTCTTATCGTCCATCTATCAAAGAGATTTGCTCTCAGATGGTGAACAAGATGAATTAGTTGAAGATGTAAAAGTGGAATTAGTTAAAGAATCTAAAATAGAAGCAAAAGCTTCAACACCTAAATCAAAAGCTAAGAAAACTACAAAAAAAGGAGGTGATGTTAAAATCACTAAAGTCTCAAAAACTACAACAGAGACTATAAAATTATAACTATTAGCTGCGAGGGTTTCCAAATGTCAAGTAATGTGATTCCAACTTTTCAGTGGAAACTGAGTTAAGTGGATCGTTCAATTATATTAATAATGGATAATTTCTCGCAGCTTTTCATTTATAAGCATAGTTTATAAGCATAGTTTATAGCAGGAGTAAATATGGAAGAAAAATTGGCCTCAACAGATGATATTCAGGTAAATAGTTTTAATATAAAGCCAGATGGCTCAGTAGAAACTATTGTAGCGGAAGCTGCATTAGGTGAATTAAAAGATCAAGTGTCTGACGAAGATGTGAAAAAATTACAAGAAGAAATGACCGCAGAAGTTGAACGCTTGGAAGATAAGTTTACAATAGTGGATGCAGAGATTGCTGAAAATATCGAGGTTTCAGATATAACAGAGGCCGAAGCTCGTATCTTTATGGAAGAGGACTTCGATGATTTAGCGGCATTTGCAGAAATTAAAGAAGGTTTAGGTCTTTCAGCATCGCAGCTTGGTATACCTAAAAAATACTTTATTGCTCGGGATATGAAGGACGAAACCAACAATTATAAAGTTTATTTTAATCCTAAATATTTTATGAATGGTTCTACACGTGTTAAATTTAAAGAAGGATGTTTAACTTATCCTGGTGAATTTAAAGATGTTAAAAGATGGAAGAATATAACACTCCACTGGTGGGCATTCGATAATAAAGGAAAATGGACTAAATACAAGAAAAATATGAATGGATTAAATTCTATTATTCTTCAGCACGAATGTGATCATTGCGCAGCATTTTCTGGTGGAACAAATAAGCCTAGAACTATCTTTTCAAGATGAATTATAAAGAGAGAATCAAAACCTTTCATGAAAATTATCCTCCATTTGATTCAAATGATAAAAAAATTAAATCAACAATTAAGATTTTAGAAAGACGTGCAGCCAGAGAGGGCTTAAGCACAGATAATTTTCTCGTTTATAAAGATGTAAAAAAATATTGAGGAGTAGTGATGGCAACAGTAGTAGTAGCTCCTAACGAAATTTATTCAGTAGGGCATGAGACGGAAAATTTAAAAGTATTTGTTGCTGGTGGTATAACAAATTGTCCAGACTGGCAGCAAGAGTTTATTCAAAAATTCGATGATTATGAATATTTAACTCTTTACAACCCTCGTAGAAAGTATTTTAACGTAGATAACCCGTACGAGACAGAAGTACAAATAGCATGGGAATACAGACATCTTGAAGAAGCTGATATAATTGTTTTTTGGTTTTCTAAAGGAAGCCCAAACCCCATAGTATTATATGAGTTGGGCAGATATGTTGGAGAGAAACCAATTTTAATTGGTATTGATCCTGGATACGAGAGAACACAAGATGTGCTAACACAATCAAAACTTGCAGGTTATAGTTTAGATGTTTTTACATCTGTCGAAGAACTTGCAGAAGAATTAAAAAAATTCATTATAGAAGAGGAGAATTAAATGGCTCACATAATATTACGTGAGAACGAAAATCTTGAAGCAGCAGTTAAAAGATTTAGTAGAAAAGTTGATGATGAAAAAATACTTAAAGAGTATAGAGAAAGACAGTATTTTGTCAAACCTTCCAAAAAGAAAAGGGAGAAAATAAAGGCAGCTCGTCGTAAACAAGTCATTAAACAACTTAAAAATGTTAAGAAGTTTGATAGAAAATAGTATCAGTATCTTTCCTCTTTGAAAGATATTATTAAACAAGGAGGAAAGAATGGATATATTAGTAATCTTATTAACAGGCGGAATAGCCTTTGCTATTTTATTTTCAATTTATATTATTATTAAATTGTTAAAGAAAAAGAATATAAAAACAGTAGTAGTTGAAAAACCAATAGTTGTACCTGAACAAGTAAATCAATTTCCTCCAGTTGAATTATTCATACCAAAAATTAAAATACCAGATCAAAAACTATACGAAAAATTTATTAAAGAATACGATGAAGGAAATCTTAAATTTAATAGCGTCCCCTTTAGACCCAAAGCAAATTTAACAGGTGCTTTTGGTATATCAGAAGGTTACCGTTATTATGTTAAAGGTACTAATCGTTTGTGGACAGCTAAAGACGCAAAAAGTAAAAGAGATATGCGGTGGGGTTACGTCCGACCACATTTTGGTGTTGATAGATCGAGAGCTAAACCGTATACTATGAAAAATGGTACGATAATAAACGACGTTGTTATATCACCATTCAATTTTAATCGTTCATCTATAATAAATTACGGTGATTACTCCTACGGTACTTTAACATCTTTATGGAATGATGAATACCAATTTGAATTTAGAATAGCACACATGAACCCTAATAAAGATATATTTCCGTGGTCTTTTGAGCGGTTAAAAAATAAAGGTTCATTTAATCAAGGATGGATTCTTGGAAGTGCAGGAACTTACGGTTATTCATCTGGTCCACATACACATACAGAAGTAAAATCATATGATGAAAGTTGTGAAGTATTTGACATCTTAATTGAAGAAATTGGCGGTGATAAAGCATTAAATGAATATACTCCTACACAAATCATAAAAGAGTATAAAAAATATGAACATTTTAAAGATGCAAGTAATAAAGTTATATTTGATGATTGGAATACATGGAAGAAGAAGAAAAAAATACTTTTTGCTAATCCATATAAAATGACAAGAATAGATCCTGTTGATAATAAAACCGTAAGAAGTTGGTATTCAACATATTTATTATTTAATAAATTATAAGAAGGTTAATAATGAGTAAAAAAGCAGTAATAAGAGATGTTATAATAGCAACATTAATTGCATTAATATTATTTACGTATAATATTATGTCTAAACCAAAAGTAGAAGTATATTCGACAGAGTTTACTACTGAACAAGTTATGCCAGTTGAAGATACTTTCCGTCTTTTATCTTTTAATATACAAGTATTTGGCCGTTCTAAAATGAATAAGCCAGAAGTAGTTGATATATTAGTAAATATAATAAATCAGTTTGATATGATTGCAATTCAAGAAGTTAGAGACGCTTCTGGCGAATCTGTACCTCTTTTAGTTAATATGCTTGATAATAGATTTAATTATATTTTAGGTCCCAGAGAAGGTCGTTCTTCATCTAAAGAACAATATCTTTATATATATGACAAAAATATTTTTACACCGGTAGAAACTTGGACGTTTGAAGATCCAGATGATATATTTGAAAGGAATCCAATGGCTGTATTCTTTGAGACTAGTAGATTTGATTTTGTCCTTATTAATAATCATATTTCTCCAGGAAGCGCTAAAATAGAAATAGCTTATATGCCCACAATTATGGAAGAGGTAGAAAAAATATTTTCAGATCCTGATGTAATAGCGGTTGGTGATTTCAATGCTGATGGTTCCTATTTTAAAGAAGTGGAATTAGGGAATATATTCCCTAAGAGTAAATATTCTCAACTTATTCCCAATGATGTGAATACGACAGTTGCAGTTTCTGATAACACATATGATAGAATAATAATAACAGACAACGTTATAGAAGATTGGACTGGAGAGTATGGTGTTTATATATTTGAAGATTATTATGAATTTATAAACGTTAGACCAAAGGACATTAGCGACCATTATCCTGTATATGTTGAATTATACTTAAATAAAGACTCCAACTAAAAGCATACTTATCTATAACAGGAGATGAGATGGATATTTTTATAGATTTGGACTCGACAACAAATGACTTTACTAAAGGATATGTAAGTTATTATAATAAATTATATAATAAGAATGTTAAATTAAAAAAGAAGGATTTGCTTAGATATGAGATATCTAAAACAGTTCATCCTTCTAACGAGAAAGAGGCTGAAGATATCAGAAGTAGAATTTTTTCTATTCCTGAATTCTGGACAGATTTACCTCTTTTCCCTAATGCGGCTTCATCTATCGAATGGATATTTGATAGCTTCAATACCTATATAATAACAGCTCCTTGGATTCCATATAAAGATTGTTTAAAAATGAAATGGGAGTGGATTGAAAATAATCTTCCATTTTTCCCTTTAAACAAAGTTATCTTTTCTAACGATAAATCTATTATACATAAAAATTCTATTCTTATAGATGATCATCCTAAACATCTTATTGGAACAAAAGGTCATACCCTTAAAATGAATTATCCTTTTAATGAAAAAACGCCGTCAACATGGGAAGCAAATAACTGGAAACAAATATTATCAATAATGAAAAAAATAAAAAAGGATTTAAATAAAAATGGACGAATCACTAGATATTAATATGACAATACATCCAGGTATTTATAAACATTATAAAGGTGGAATATATGAAGTTATAGAGAATGCCAAACATTCAGAAACGTTGGAAGATATGGTTATATATCGTTCTTTAGAAAATGGTAAAGTATGGGTGAGACCGTCTATTATGTTCATTGAACCAATGGCAGAAGATGGTAACAGTATGTCAAGATTTACATTTGTAAAATAAAAGAGAAAAACATGTCAGATACAGGGCAAGGATTAGCTTATAACAATGTTAACGCGATGCTAGATATTATTACACGGGCAGGGAGTTTATTGGATCGTGAAGACGTGAACGTTGAAAATAAACTTTTAGTAAATGATGTTATAAATAAAGCGCTTACTAAACTGTTTATCAATATAAATAATATAAAGGATTTATAAAATGAAGATTTTTAATTTTGATTATGAAAAGAAAAATGGTGATAAATCTGAGAGGAAGGTTATGTCTCTTCATGGTAATGATAAATGGGTTGATGGAATTGATTTAGATAAATTAACTGATAAAGAGATAAAAGAATTAAAAATTATACAATTGAAGTATGAGAAAGATATGCAGCCATTCTACAAGAAAGGATTTAGACGCTTCCTTAAAGAAGGTATGAAAATAACACATGAAGAAACAATAAAGGAGTAAACATATGAAGGCAAAAATCAATGTGGGCTTCTCTGCAAAAATTCAAGCTGTAAGTTTTAACCCAGTTGAATCTAGCGATTCTATGGAATTAGAAATTGAATATAAAGATGACAAAGATTTAGAGAAACAAATTGAACATTATCAAAAGATTATCAAACGTAGAACAATTAAAAATACTGTCTCTGGAGCAGAGGATTTAATAGTTGCAAAGGCTAAGGCATTAGCAGCTGACGATGACTAAACTTTGTACTATAAATGTTAAATTCGATGATGCAAAAAAAGATGGATATTTATAAAACTAATGAAGTAGACGATACTAATCTTTCGCCTATATTTTATATAAAAGCTTACGATAGAAATATAAATATTATTAAAGGTGAAGAAGAATATAAATATTATTTAAATGTAAACAAATTAAATAATATTTTATTTAAAAAATTTGATAATAAAATTGGTATCAGTTTTAATAACGAAGCAAGTACTCTTGCAAAATTGTACCTTATATTATGAAAAAATTTATTAAACGTTATGGGTATAATAAAAAATTATGGTTTAAACTTAATAGTGGTTTCCAAGTAAGTGCATCAAAGTATAGATATTTAAGACGTAAAATACCAATTATAGATATAGAAAAATATATTATATATAAGAAGGCTAAAAAATTGTTATGTTTATAGTAAGGACAGAAGATGAAATAGCTAAACTCATGCTTACGGATAATTATTTATGAACTCAAGAAATGCTTATTGGTTGGTATCGTTATCTATTTGAAGAGTCAAAAGAACTTCTATGTCTTAAATATAAAGAATCTCTACATTACGATTTAAATGTATCAGTTAAATAAGCATAATTAAATATATACTAAAGTTATAGAAGGAAAATTTTGAAAGATAATATAATTATAAAACTCTCAGAAAGAGATCATGTTTTGCGTAGAAGCGGTCAATATATAGGAAGTATAGACGAAATTAAAAGTGAAGAATTTATAATCACTGGAGAGAAAATTGAGAAGAAGGAGATTGAGTATGTTCCAGCTCTTATAAAAATTATTAACGAAATTTTAGATAATTCAATAGACGAAGCGGTTAGAACTAATTATAAATTTGCCAACCGTATAGACGTTAAGATGAATTCCGTTTTAGTAGATATTAAAGATAATGGAAGAGGTATTCCTATAGTTAAAGTTGAGGGCACAGATAAGTATGGTCCAGATATTGCCTTCTGTGAAGCAAGAGCTGGAGCGAATTTTGATGATGGAGATAGACAAACTATAGGTATGAATGGCGTTGGCTCCTTTGCAACAAATTGTTTTTCTCTCAAATTTAATGTTGATACGGCAGACGGGAAAAATAAATTCTCTCTTAAATGTAAAAATAATTTGGAACATGCATCTCATAAAATAACTAAATCTTCTCTTAAATATACACAGGTTAAGTTTGAGCCAGATTTAAAACGTTTCTCACTTGAAGAAATAACACCAATTTATATGGATTTAATTAAACAAAGATTAAGCTATCTATCTGTTTCTCATCCTAATATACGTTTTACTTTTAACGGGAAGGTTGTTAAATTTAAAAATGGAAAAGATTTAGTAAAAAAATTTTCTGATACATATGAGATTATAGAGAGGGATGATTATTTTATCTCTGTCATTCCATCCCCATCTGATGATTTCTCCTATTTCACATACGTAAATGGCCTTTATATAAAGAATGGCGGAAATCATATTGATTATATAACGAATGAGATTGTTAGTCGTCTTAGAGAGAAGCTAAATAGACGATATAAAGGTATTAAACCTGGTGATATAAAGAATAAAATTCAAATTATTATGTTTATGAATCATTTTCCAGATGCTCGTTTCTCCTCCCAAACTAAAGAACAACTAACTAATGGTTTCCCACATATTAAAGAATATTTATCTTTAAGTAATGAAGATTTAGATAAGTTTGTTGCTAAAATTTATAAAAATAAAATCCTCATAGATGATATAACTGAAACTTATCGTGTTAAAGAAGAGTTGAAGAAAAGGAAAGAATTAAAAGAGATGAGTAAGACTAAGAAGAGACTGAATATTGATAAATATTTTCCGTCTTCTGGTAATAACAAATATCTTGTTCTTTGCGAGGGAGACTGTTTACATGAAGATGAAAAAATAAAAATAATAAAAAATAATTCTATTATTGATATAAAAATAAAAGATGTTAAAGTCGGAGATATGGTTTTAACACATAATCATAATATTAAACAAGTTTTAAATAAATCATCAAGTATAAAACAAAAAGGAATTATAAAAACCAAAAATAATGAAATTATAGCATCTCATACTCATAAATTATTTGTTTATAACAAACAAACTCAAATATTTGAATTTATTCAATTAAAAAATATCGATAAAACAAAACATTTTTTAATTAAAAGTAAATTAGGTAATATACAATTTTCATCTACTATAAATAGTATTGATAAAATTAAAAAAATAAATAATAAATATAATTATAGAATTGTAACGGAAGATGGTGAAATATTAAGCTCTGCTACTCATAAATTTTTAATTTTAATTCCCGAAGAATTAAAATTTTATTTGATCATGACAAAAAATTTAAAACCAGATATGAATATTGTTTTAGTTGAAGGAGATAGCATTTAAATGTTTTTGATATATTTTAACTAATTATTACAAGATAAAGTATGATAAATATTAAAAAAAATACAGTTGTTTCATTAACAAAATATATCAAAAATAATAAAAAGTGTAATACTATATTACGTTCATATTTTTCAAGAAATAATACATCTATTGAAAAAGTTTTAAGTCAAAATGGTTGGGATATAAATAAATGTGGATTTTGTAATGAATTTTCGTATGTTAAAGAAATAAAATTTGTATTAAATAATTATACTAATTCAATTTATGTAAATGATATTATTTATTTACATCCACATAAATGTAATTCTAAAAGTTGTCCTTCAAAAAATTACAATCCTAATAGTCGTGAATTTGTTGAAAAAGTATATGGACTTTCAGCGAATGAAGCTCTTAAATTTATACATAAAAGAAATAAATCACCATTTTATGTAGAAAATCATGCTACTAAAAATGATTATTTACAAAGTCAAACTCGTAATGAAGAGTTTTTTATTAAAAAATATAATGAAAAAAAAGGTAAAATTAAATATAATAATTTTATAAATAATCATAAATATTCTTATACAGAAGAAGCTTATATAAAAAAATATGGAGTTAAAGGTATAGAAATAAAAAAATCTATAGATAAAAGTAAAGCATTATCAATTGATAAAATGGGTAAAGACAAATGGGATAAGTGGAGATTTAAATGGAGTAATAAAAAATCTGATTATATTAATAAATATGGTCAAGAAATAGGACTAGAAAAATATAATAATTATGTAAAAGAAAAAAAATATAAATCTTCATTACAATATTATATTGATCAATACGGAGAAAAGGCTGGTTTAGATAAATGGCAAAAATTATGCAAAAGTCAAGGTATTAATAAAAAAAATTTAATAAATAAATATGGTAAGAAGGAAGGTTTAATAAAATATAAAAATTTTATAAATTCATCTGTAATAAATAATGTTAAATTTAACAATTCTTCGAAAGAAGCATGGAATTTTTTTAAACCAATTATAAAATATTGTTTTTCAATTGGAATACTAAAATCTGATATTTATATAGGAACTTGTAACAGAAATGAATTTTTTTTAAAAACAAATGAAAGTATTTATTTTTATGATTTTTGTATAAGAAGTAAAAAAATTATTATAGAATATCATGGCGAAAAGTTTCATCCTAATCCAAATTGGAATAATGAGACATGGTCTAATTGGAAAAGTTTATTTTCTAATATATCTGCAGATAAAAAAAGAAAACAAGATATTGTAAAACAAAATTGTGCTAAAAAGCATAATTTTAATATAGAAGAAGTTTTTTCATCTGATAATTTTGATGAAAAATATAAAATATTATTCGATTTAATTAAAAGGACAAATAATGTTAGATAAAATAGACGAATTTATATTTTCATTTGAAGAAATAGAAAGTATTACTTTAACTAATGAATATGTTAATATGATAGATATTGAAATAGAAGATGATAGTTCATTTTTACTTGCAAATAATATTATATCACATAATTCCGCGACAGCCTCAATTATGAAAGTTTTAGGCCGAAATGGTTTTGCTTATTTTTCTTTAAGAGGAAAACCATTAAACGTTCTCAAAGCAACAACATCTAAAATTACAGGTAACAAAGAAATTACACATATAACACAAATTCTTAATCTCAATCTTACAGATTCTCAAACAGATATGAATTTTGAAAACGTCCTAATCGCAACTGATGCGGATCTTGATGGTATCCTTATACGAGGTTTAATACTTACCATCTTTAACAAATTTGCACCCCAACTAATTAAAGATGGAAGAATTAAAATTTTAACAACACCTATGATTACAGCTGTTAAAAAGGATGTAATTAAAGAATATTTTCTCTCTTTCGACGAATATTTAAAATTCCAAAAGAAAAATAAAAATTACGATTATAACTTCTACAAAGGGTTGGGAACATGGAGAGGAAAATCTGATTTAGGTAAATTATTTGATGATTATGGTCTTGACACCTTCATTGACTCCTTTGAGGAAGATGAAGGGTATGAGAAAGTGTTGAGATCCTGGATGGCAGGTGGAGATGTAAAATCTGATGAGCGGAAGGCATATTTACGTAATAAAGAATTTGATATATTTAAAATGTAAAAGTGAGTGTAGTACGGTGGATAAACATACTAGAGCAGCAATGAAAAAATTAGATAATATCTGGAAAAGATTAGCTGAATTTCCAGATAGAAATAATCATATAAATTATATATGGAAACATATACCTGATGGCTATGCTGGAAGGGTGAGTATTTTTGCAATGGTGAAAACTAAATTTTTATTTTTTTCATATAGAAAGTATACTCGTATTGTGCGTGATATTGATGATGAGAAATGTATATATAATATTTTAAATAATAATGAAGAAAAAAAATTATTGTTTGAAATTATGGAAGATGCTTTAATTTATTTAGAATTAAGAGAAAAACAAGTAAATGTTGATTTGATCGATTTTAACGTTAAATTTACAGGTTTACAAGATACTGTAAAAAATATTTTATCAAATTTGGAGTGACGATGGATATTACAGCAATTAAGAATGAATTAAGTTTGTTAACTAAGGAATTGGGAGATGATTTGGAGAGTCCAAGTCTTGTATGTCTTGACGGTGAGAGTGGAATTGTTGAATTACAATTCGATGATGCCTATGACAAATTATCGGGTGAATTGCAGCAAAGTATCCTTTCATATTATCTAAAAGGGTTAAGAAAACAATTTGATTATATAGTAGAAGTGAAGTTATTTTCAATAGAGAGTAAAAAAGATGAAATTGAGTAAAACACAAATAAATTATATAAAAACGGCATTATTTTTTATATTGGTTGTAGTTGCATTAGTAATAATATTTATAGGTCGAAACAATTTAGATGAAGTAACAAATGTTAAAAAGATAATAGAAGTTGAGAAACCTAAAGAGATAAGTTATACAAATAATATATTTGATGCGATTGTTAGGTTATCAGAAGATGAGAGTATAGAAAGTATTTCCTTCTTTATTGATAAGAATAGGTTTGGAGATGGTGAAACAGGTTACTCCATAATGATAGAGTTTTTTGAGCCTCATCCAATGCTAAGAGTTGAGAAGTTTGAATGGTTTGGTATGCGAGAAGATGAAGCAATCGAGACTGTAGATCACTATTTTGCAACTGTGAAATGAATGAAGATAAAATAGCTAAAATGTATTTGGTTGATAAAACTTGTGCTTATTGTCGTTATGCAGGTGAAGATGAATGCTCCATTTTCATAAATAGACCGGATAATAAAAATAATGTCCCCTTTCCAAAAAGTATGAGTTGTTCCTACTGGAGAGCAAAAGATGAAAAATGATGAACAAGCAAAACATGTTCTTTTAGACCAAACATGCTCAACATGTAAGTGGTGTAACATAGGAGATAATATATGTTATCAAAATATTATGGCCGAACGTGTAATAAAAGAAAATGATGATTATTGTAATTTTTGGGAAAAAGGAAGAGGCCTTATGGCGTGGCCAATGGATAAACCTAATGGTACAATTTATTATTTGAAGTATGAGGAAATAAATGAAGATTAAAAAGCATATTTTAATATATGTATAATTATATATTAAATAATTTAAAAAAACCAAATAATAGTAACAATATTATTCACTATAATAGATATATTGAGTTTATAGAATCTAGATCTAAAAGAATTTTAGATGAAAATATATATGTGGAAAAACATCATATAGTACCTAAATCTTTTGGTGGTAAAGATGACGATAGTAATTTAATATTCTTATCTACAAGAGAACATTTCATTGCTCATTTAATTTTGTGGAAAACATATAATAAAAAAATGGCAATAGCTTTTTGGTTTTTTGGTCAAAAAAATCCACACAGAAAAGAAGTTTATTTTAAAATCAATTCAAGACAATATAATGCTCTTAGAGAGGAAGCCATACTAACAACTGCTGCTTTTAATAGAAAAGCGATATTTATTTCTAAAGACCAAAAATCTAAACGTGTGTTACCTGAAAGGTTGAATTTTTATTTAAATGAAGGTTGGGTTTTAGGTAGATTAAATATAAGAGGAAACTCAAATTTAGGAAAACATGCTAAAAATAGTTTTTGGATTCATAAAAATTATAGTAATAAAATGATTCATATTGGAGAATGGAATTATTATAAGTCTAAGAGTTGGATAAAAGGAAGAAACCAAAAATATTCCGTAGAATATAGAAAAAAGTTAGCAACAGCAAAAGGTAAAAAACAAATTAATAATGGAAAAATAAGAAAATATTGTAATGAAAAAGATTTAAATGATTACTTAGATAAAGGATGGAAAAAAGGTTGGAAATTAAATGAAAATAACTGATTTTTATAACATAGAATATACTCAAGCTGCTCTTTATGCTAATTTTCGTTCAATAGGTTGTTATATAGATGGATTTAAACCTTCATCAAGAAAGGTTATATATACCATAGATAAATATAATATTAAAACTAAAATTAAATCATCGCAATTAGGTTCTAAAGTTGCAGAAGAGACGCAGTATCTCCATGGTGAACAATCACTCTCTGGTGTTATATCCGGCTTAGCTAAAAATTTTACAGGCTCTAATAACATAAATCTTCTTTTCCCTGACGGCAATTTTGGTTCAAGATTTATACAAGAACCATCATCGGCAAGATATATTTATACTAAGAAATCGGATTGGTTTGATAAAATGTTTGATTCAAGAGATAAAGCCATTCTTGATAATCAAGAGTTTGAAGGCGAAAAAATAGAATATAAATATTATATGCCCGTCTTGCCGCTCATTTTAGTAAATGGTTCTGAGGGCATAGGTAATGGTTTTGCACAGAAGATATTACCTCGAAGTGCTTACGAGCTCCAACATCAAATTAGAAACAGACTTAAATCTACAAAATATATTTTTAAGCCATTAAAACCTCATTATAACGGTTTCAATGGTGATATAGAAAAAAGTGATAAACCTGGAACTTGGAACATTTTAGGCAAATTTATACCTCAAGGCAGAACACAAATTAAAATTACAGAAATTCCTATAGGATATGATTTAAAGCAATACCTCCAGATATTGAATAGTTTAGTTGACGAGAAGGTTATAAAAGATTATGTCGACTCCTCTAGTGATGATAATTTTGAATTTATATTAAGAGTATCACGAGACTTCATGGATAAGAATGATGAAGATATAATCGAGGTATTGAAATTAAAGAAAACGCTCTCAGAAAATTTTACTTGTACTGATGAAAACAACACTATAATTGAATTTAAAGATGATGTTGAACTTTTAGAAAAGTATATTAAAATTAGGTTGAAGTATTATACTAAGAGAAAGAAATATTTAATCGAAATATATAAACATAAAAAATTAGTTGTTGAAAATAAGATTAAATTTATAAAAGCAATAATTGAAGATTCATCTATCGTAGCTGAAAAGAAAAAGAAGGATATTATTAAATGGCTTGAAGAAGGAGAATATGTTAAAATTGATAATTCCTATGATTATTTATTACGTCTCCCTATATATTCTTTAACATATGAAAAGATTAAAGAATTAGAAAAAGAATTAAAAATGATCAAAAAAGATTTAACTACTGTTAATAGTAAAACACCCAAAAATATGTGGCTTGAAGATTTAACTCATATTAACATTGAATAGATAGACGAATACCCGCCTAAACCATATTTTTCTACTTTATCATATAAATATCTTTGTGACAAAGCATATTTTATGTTAAATATGGAGTAAGATACTTACATGACTGGAAAAGAAAGTAAAGGTACTAGCCTAAACCAATTACCTGCTGGTATTAAAAAACTTATAAGTTTTAATATAGGTGTTAAAGACGGAATTAATTTAGACTACGGTGCAGGAAAATATGTTAAAGCTACAAAATTTTTATACATACATAATATTACAAATATCCCGTATGACCCATATAATTTAAGTGAACTTAACAACCATCTAGCTTTAATAATTTGTATAAAAAGAGGCGGCGCAGATTCAGCCACAATGCTTAATGTTCTTAATGTCATCCCTACAAAAGAAGAAAGAATAGAAGCTATAAACCGTATGCTTATTCATATGAAACCTGAAGCAAAAGCTATAATTGGCGTATATGCAAAAAGCGGTAAAGGTATATTAGAGAGAACAATCAAAGGTTGGCAAAATAATAAAACTATCTCCTTCTATAAAGAAGAAATAGAAGAAGCATTTCCTAATATTAATATCATAAAAAAAGAGAAGTATTTAATTATAACTCGTTAGAATGTAAACGAGATGTAAACCACTTATGTTTTGTCTGTATTTTTGACTTTTTGAACACAATAATCTCCTAAAAAATACATAGATAATAGTATATGAACAACAAAAAGTTGTTCTAAAAAGGAGATTTATATGAAGAAATTATTTTTACTGTTAATTATCATGTTAGTAGCAGCAAGTGTATTTGCTAGCGGTCAAGTAGAACGAAGTGCTAATGGTCGTCTTAGGGACGGAAGTAGACAAATGACAAAAGAGTGCTATGTTGATGGCGAATTTAATATAGATTTGTTTTTAGAAAACAGTCCAATTATTACGCAATTAGATGCTGACGGCGACGGAATAGTAGACGGAACTGAAACAACCATTAAAGATTTTATGTTAGCAAGAGTTGATTCGTTCCCGATACTAGCGAGTAATATGGGAAGAGGAAGAAAACTTCCTAAAAGTCAAGGACGCAGATAATAAAAATGGAGGCTTAAAAGCCTCCATTTTTTATTTAATATTAAAATAGTTTATTCTTCAGATGTCGGTATTTCTAAACCAAAAGCTTCATAAGCTTCTTCTTTTGTATCAAAATAGTACCATCCATCTTCCGGATATGTATATGTATCTTTTTCTTCTATTAGTAATGTATAATTTTTATTATATACAGCTTTTTCTGCATATAATAAATTACCATTATTGTTTTTATAAAATCCTATCATTTATTTCTCCTTATTAAGTTGTTACGGTCCAACCTTTATTTATTGCTATATCTAAATCGTTCTGTATCAAATCAGCTGACCCATAATTTCCAGTTAATGTTATCGTTTGTCCAGATACTCCAGATTTTAAATTATTAAATATTTCTACTATTGCATTTTTAGATAAAGCATCATTTTGAAATGATATAGTAGTATTTATAGACGCTATATTGCAACTTCCAAGTGAATAACAACTATAAAACATATTAGAAAAACTAGTTCCTGATGATGTGTCTAGCAAAGGTATTGTTTGTAGTGAAGAACAACTTTGAAACATATTAGAAAAACTAATTCCTGATGATGTATCAATCAAAGGTATTGTTTGTAGTGAAGAACAATTTTGAAACATATTAGAAAAACTAATTCCTGATGATGTATCAATCAAAGGTATTGTTTGTAGTGAAGAACAATTATAAAACATATAAGAAAAATTAGTTCCTAATGATGTATCTAGCAAAGGTATTGTTTGTAGTGAAGAACAATTATAAAACATATAAGAAAAACTAGTTCCTAATGATGTATCTAGCAAAGGTATTGTTTGTAGTGAAGAACAATTATAAAACATATTAGAAAAACTAGTTCCTGATGATGTATCAAACAAAGGTATTGTTTGTAGCGAATAACAATTTTGAAACATATTAGAAAAATTAGTTCCTGATGATGTGTCAATCAGAGGTATTGTTTGTAGTGAAGAACAATTATAAAACATATAATAAAAACTAGTTCCTAATGATGTGTCAATCAAAGGTATTGTTTGTAGTGAAAAACAACTTTGAAACATAGAAGAAAAACTAGTTCCTGATGATGTATCAATTAAAGGTATTGTTTGTAGTGAATAACAATTTTGAAACATACCAGAAAAACTAGTCCCTGATGATGTATCAATCAAAGGTATTGTTTGTAGTGAATAACAATTACTAAACATACTAGAAAAACTAGTCCCTGATGATGTATCAATTAAAGGTATTGTTTGTAGTGAAGAACAATTACTAAACATACTAGTAAAACTAGTCCCTGATGATGTATCAAGCAAAGGTATTGTTTGTAGTGAAAAACAACTTTGAAACATAGAAGAAAAACTAGTTCCTGATGATGTATCAATTAAAGGTATTGTTTGTAGCGAATGACAATTTTGAAACATACCAGAAAAATTAGTCCCTGATGATGTATCAATTAAAGGTATTGTTTGTAGTGAATAACAACTTTGAAACATACGAGAAAAATTGGTAATCTGATTAGGTCCTATAAACTCAAATTGTTCTAAATTTTTATTATTCGTAAAATTTATTAACGTTATATTAGACCCTACTATTTTAACGTCTGTTAGTCTATTAACATAATTACTATTTAATCCGGATTTATGAACATTAAAATTTATAGATGTTAAATTTATTCCACTTTGTGGTGTTATAGTTATAAGTGCTTGCCTATACCCATCACTTGTTTCGTTAGATGCGTTTAATGAACTAAAAACATACTTATGATCAGCTTGAACTCCCGAATCAAAATTTTCAGTTGTTCCGTCACCCCAATTTACCGTGTAATTACCTTCACAGTTAACAGATATAAATTCGCTATCAGTGTCAGCTACTAATACTAAACCTACCATTTTTTCTTCACCAGCCGTTAGAGTAGGTAAAGCCAGCCAATCGTTAGGCCTTACATACGGATCTATATCGTCAAGAATATCTTGATACGTAGGACCGTTGCCACTTATCCCATTTATTTGTGATGTATAATCGCTAAATGGAGTAGCTTCCCCGATAGTACCTCCTGCTGAGTTAATAGCATTTTTTAAGCTATTTTTTGTATTTTGTATTTGCGTCAATTCGTCAATTAAATTTGACATTTATTCCTCCTTTAATTAATTGCTTCTGCTATAGTTAATGCATCTATCAGCGCTGTAGCAGTGTCTACCCATGTATATCCTGAATCTGGTACAGATTCGTTATTTATAATTTCTGCTAAAACCATAGCAGCTTCATATTCTTCGAATTCAGACATTATTATATTTGTTCCTGCTAAATCCTGTTCAATGGTTGTTTCCCCTAGCGATATGCCCACTATTAAATCATTAACTGCTCCGACACTCCAATCTAGTGTAGTACCGAATAATGTTTCTGGCATTTCAGAATCTAATATTGTATCTCCGGTGTCAATTACTGCATTAAGAAGAGATTGAGCCATCTTTACTCTGTCTACATCTGTGGGGATAAATGTTATAGTTTTTAACACTTGATATTCTATTTTCTTTAATAAATCTGCTTTATCTTGAGCCATTTAAAACCTCCATATTTTATACTATTATCTTGTATATTCTTATGAAGATAAAGCATATTTATATAAAAAAGTAGGATAAAAAATTTGAGACCAATAATAGCAAAAATAACTCTAGATAATCGTACAGCGATAATTGAAGCTCATCCTGATAGTATTGAATATATAGCAAATTTCTTTAAAGTATTAGATACCTCTAAATGTTGGGTGTATGGAAAATTTAGAAAGGAGTTGGCTGTTTCTGTTTCCTTTCTTACTCTTAGCGAAAATAACCCGACAGGTGCATTATTGCCTATAGGTCTTGTACCAACCTTGATTAAAGTGTTAGATAAATTGAAGGCTAAATATAAAATTATAGATGAAAGACGAGTGGATGAATGGAACTTCACAGACGAGAAGATCATGAATATTCTCTATAATGAGAATAATGATATCATTTTAAGAGATTACCAGCTTGATGCAGTTAAAGCTATGCTTGCTCATAAAAATGGTACTATAAAAGCTGGTACAGGGGCGGGAAAAAGTGAAATTTTCGCTGCCTGGGTTAAACTTACGGAAAAGAAAACTTTAATAGCTTTTAAAAATATAAAACTTGCTAAAGAAATTGTTGCAAGAATGATGAAAGCTAATATTGACATAGGTCTTGTTCAAGGTACTAATGTAGATGAAGAGCATCAGGTTGTTGCTTGTACTGTTCAGTCAGCTCATAAATTAAATAGAATAGACTATGAAGTAATATTTGTAGACGAATCACATAATTCATCTCAAGGTAGATATCAAGCTCTCCTAACAAGATATGACTTCGAATATAGATTTGGTTTCTCTGCTACTCCTTTTAACAAAAGTAATAAACTGAAAACATATAAAGTTAAAGCATGGTTGGGTGATATAATATATGATAAACCTGCTAAAGAGTTAATAGATCAGGGATATTTGGTAAAACCAATTATCACTTTCCTTAAAGTGAACAAAGTTATAAATAATGTTAAAAGGCAGAAAACAACTAAACTCTTAGACGAAGATGGTATCCCAAGAAGAGACGAACTAGGTAATCTAATCAAGGAGACTAAAGTTTGGTATGAACAGGTGGAGAAAAACATAGAGGATAAACAGTGGGCAACTGCGGAGCGTTTAGGTATAGTCTATAATGTATATAGAAATAAAATGATTAAAACTTTGGCAAACTCTCTCCCGGGGACGGTATTAGCTCTTGTTAAATATGTTGATTCGCATGGCGCTAAACTACATAATGTAATGGAAGATGCACTTTTCCTTTCAGGAAAAGATAAGGTTAAAGATAGGGAATTAGCAGTAGAAATGCTTGAAAATAACGAAATTAAAACTATTATAGCTTCAACTATATTCGATGAAGGAGTTGACCTCAAACGTGTCAATAATATTTTGATTATTGGGGGAGGACAATCTTACGAAAAAACACTTCAAAGAATTGGGCGAGGCATGAGAAAATTTACGGATGAGAATGGCGTAGAAAAAGTTGATGTCAAAGTGTACGATTTTTATGATGCTACCCACCCTGTATTAGAACGTCATTCTAAAGCAAGAATAAAATATGCTGAAGCAGAAGGATATGAAGTAATAATCAAAGAAATAAATCTACCTGATTTTTAAAATCATTAAAAGAGTTTACTTTATTGTCATCTATTCTGATCAATTTATATTCAGGCAACTTTTCTATTATTCTAATTTCCCTGGCTTTATCTTCTTCTTGCTGATATTTATGATGTGATTCATCATATTCAATAATAAGTTTTAAATCATCATTTATATAGTCTAAGAATATGTTACCCTCATTATATATTCTTTTTTCTCCACCATTTAAAGCATGCTGCCCATTTGTATTATTTTCTTCATTAAATTTACTAAAATATCCGGCAGCTTTTCTATTAAAGAATGGATGCCAATTTTTGCCTTTGTTCTCCATAGTTTTTTTCATACCTTTCTTTGTACCCTGACTTATTTTCTTCTTAGTTTCTTCTGATAGTTTTATACCTCTTTTCGGTGATATCTTACCTTTCATCTTTAAGCCTTGAACTTTCCGGCCTTCATCCGTCTTTCTCCATACATCTCTACATTCATTTGAACAAAATACCCTTTTACTATACTTATCAAGTATCTCTTTACCACAATTTTTGCAAATATATATTTTTAATTCCTTTTTTATAGAGTCAAAGTAACATTCTTGTGAACAATATATCCCGTCATTATATTTCTCTGAAAATGTTTTATTACACTGAGGGCAAACTTTATGTTTTTCTTCTATTATAGTATCATGCTTATAATGACAGTCTCGAGAACAATACATAGCATCATACCTTTTCGTCTTAAATTTTTTCCCACATTGTTTACATATTTTAGTTATTATAGGTAAATATGTATTTTTACTATAACATTTTTTAGAACAATATTTTTTAGTTTTAGTTTTATTTTTATTAAATTTCTTATTACATACCGGGCATATTAATATATTATTTTTATTTTCAAGAGCTTTTCCGGAACATTCCTTAGAACAATATTTTTGTTTAGCATAAGTTTGTTTAAATTCCTTATTACAAGTTAAACACTTAATAATTTTTGTTGTTTTCATACTCTCATAATAACATTTTTTACAACAATATTTAACATTTTTATTCTTGGCATTGAATTTTTCGTTACACTGTAAGCATATTTTAATCATATAGTTATCTTACGTATTTTCAATAATTATTAGTATTTCTATAGATAATATAACGAATGTTATATTAGCTGGCGGAGGACAATCTTATATTAAAACGCTTCAGAGGGTTGGTAGAGGTATGCGTCTCCTTAAAGATGAGGAAGGAAATGTCATTAAAAATACTGTTAAAATTTATGACTTCTATGATGAAACCCATCCCATCCTCGAGAAGCACTCTAAAGAGAGAATTAAGTTTTGTGAAGCTGAGGGCTATGATGTTAGAATAAAGGAAATAAATTTAAACATTTAATGTTCCGCTCACAACTCAAGCTTTTGAAAATATTTTTTTTAACATCTATAGGCAAATTTTATGATTTATTTTCGGAAGAAGATTTAATTAAATTAAAGAATTTAAATGATGAAAAATCTATAGCAACTGGCAGAAATAGATGAATTTTAGAACAAAATTCCTTTAATATATATAAAAAATATCTATAAATAGCATAATTCATATTATGAAATGTCCCGTTTATTATGATTCTACGGACCAAAACTATTATGTTCCCTTATTCACTGATGGCGATCATATTTTCTTTATAGAGAAGACATTTAAAGATTATGAAGACGAAGATATTCTGTGGATTCCAGGAAATATGAACACATATACATACAATAGATTAGTAGAAAAAAGATTTTCATATATTACAGATTTGGAGGTTGAGGACAACTATATAGCCAACTATATATTGTTAGTATAGAATGCAGTATAAAAATATAAACAAAAGAGATTATGTAGGTAAACACCAAAAAAGATGGGCACCAAAAATGAATCATTATATTCCTAATGATTATCCGCCTCCATTTGTTATAGGGCAAATGTTTAAGACTGTGGTATGGGAGAAGACGTACATTTTCACTATTACAGATGTTAGTAAAATTACACAATATAAAACATTTGTATATGGTGTAGATATAGAGACTTGGGAAGAAGAAATTGAAATAGATATATGGCAATCTATGCAAAAGGTGAATAATATGCCTACAGGAGCTATAATTACTACAATTCCTAGTAATAATGCTTCAGCTTATAATAACATAGTTGCTAATAATATTTGGCAAGCACAAAAAAGTATGGCACAATATTATACATGGGATTCAGTAACCACCGAGCCTAAATATATACATAATATGAAAAATATTGGGACTATAGCACATAATGCTCTTATATCTATAGATAAAGAAGAAATAGAAGAATCAGATTATGCTATATTTCTTCTTCAAGGAAATATGGTTCAGGTGGTAGAAGAATGAAAATAAGACAAGGTTTTGTATCAAATTCATCATCGTCTTCCTTCATCATAGATAAAAGATTTATATCACCTTACCAGAAAGAATTAATACTGGATCCGATAGAGAGTTTTAAAGAACTTTGTGAATATAAATACAAACAAGAAATAGATTATATTCATAGATATAATAGTGAGCCTTCTTTGCAAGAATATATTGATGAAAAGAAGGATTTATTTGGTTGGGATGAAAATGATATCAATCAATGGAGTATAAAAGAGAATAAAGATAAAATTACATTCTATGTTGATTTAGATAATTTTGATTATTTAGAATATGTAGAATGGATAGGGGTAGATAGGAGAGCATTAAAATGAAAATAAGAAATGGTTTTGTATCAAATTCATCATCAGCATCATTTATAATTAAATTTTCATTTACAGGTGAACAAGATGACGTTATAAATAAATTAAGGAAAAGTAGTGAGTGGGTCGATAAACAATGGGAAGACTGGACAGCGAGCCCTGATTCTATATTCAAAGAAGAGAGAACCTTTCAGGGAAATAAACATGGGTTAGTATTTGATGGAAATGAGGCAACATATCAATTATATACAACTATGTTTAACGATTGGGCAGATGTAGGTGGTTGGAAATTTGTTCGTGCTCTTTCTGATAATCGTATCCCTGGAATGAAACTTTCTTCCCTTATTCAAACCGAAGATGAGTATAATTCTTGTCATAAGGAAGTTGAATTTGATAAATGGTGTTGGGAATATGATTCTTGTATTATTAATCCTTGGCAAGATAAAGTTGATGATGAGGATATAAAAGAGGCAAAAGAGAAACAAGATGAATTAGAACTTGAGTACATGATTTATTTAAGTGATATAGGTGCAACTTTTACTGATGAAGAAAAAGTCTATCTTGCAAAAGGACAATTATCAAAGAAGTCGTGAGATAATTGAGTGATTTTATTCCTAAGAATATTATTGATGACTTTAAAACCTGGACTGGTGGTTGGGATCCTAAAGAAGAAGATGAAGAAAAGATTGAGGAATATATAGAATTCGCTATGTCTGGGTCATTAACGGGTATTATAAAAAATTATGATGATTTTATGATTTATGTGTATGGTGAAAGAAACTATTGAAACTGTTAACAACAGAAGAATTTATAGAAAAAGCTAAAAAAATACATGATAATAAATATAATTATAAATTTGTTTGTTATAACGGTAATAGAAAAAAAATTAAAATAATATGTTCAAAACATGGTATATTTGAACAAACACCTAATAGTCATTTAAATGGTGCTGGTTGTCCAGTTTGTAAAAAAGTAAAAAAATTAACAATAGAAGAATTTATAAAAAAAGCTAAACAAGTACATGGCGATAAATATGACTATTCTTTAGTTAATTATATTAATATAAATACTAAAGTTAAAATAATATGTCCAGAACATGGAGTATTTAAACAAACACCTAACAATCATTTATCTGGACAATCTTGTTCTAAGTGCGTTGGTTCTTGTAAATATACAACAGAAAAATTTATAGAAAAAGCCAAACAAATACATGGTAATAAATATGATTATTCTTTAATTAATTATGTTAATATAAATACTAAAGTTAAAATAATATGTCATGAGCATGGTATATTTGAACAAACACCGAACGGTCATTTACAAGGACAAAATTGTGCTAAATGCAGTGAAAAATATAGTTATACAACTAATGAATTTATAAAAAAAGTTAAAGTTGTACATGATGATAAATATGATTATTCTTTAGTTGATTATAAAAATTCATATACTAAAGTTAAAATAATATGTCCAGAGCATGGTATATTTGAACAAACGCCTAATAATCATTTATCAAATCATGGATGCCCAATTTGTAAAGAGTCTAAAGGCGAAAAACTCATAACGCAATATTTAATTAAAAATGATATAACACATATTAAACAATACAAATTTAATAATTGTAAAAATAAACAGTCTCTTCCTTTTGATTTTTATATTGTAAAATATAATATATGTATAGAATATGATGGTGAACAACATTTTATTGTTAAAAAACATTGGGGAGGAATAAATTCTTTAGAATATATAAAACAAAATGACAATATTAAAACTAAATACTGTGAAGATAATAATATAAAATTAATAAGAATAAAATATAATGAAAATATAGTAGAAAAATTAAATAAATTACTTTTTTAAACCTTTTATTATTATTAAGCAAGATAATATAAAGAAATTGTCGTAAGGAGAATTAAATATATGAACAAAGTATTATTTACCCAAATAAACAAATACGCTGAAGATAGAGAAATTGATTATATTGCTGCTAAAGTAATTGGAGAACAACAAGGTATTGTTTGGAAAAATGAAAATCAACTTGTTGAACTAAAACAAGTAATTGATATGTATCTTAAAACTTTTGAGGAGTCTAGATTTAAACTTGTTGAGATGAAGATTAAAGCACTCTCTGGAAAAAATACAAGAACTTCAGAAGAAGCAGAAGAGATGACACATTACGCTGCTACAGAGAAACAAATGAGAAAACCAAACTCAAAGCAGAATGTAATGAAAAAAAAGAAAAAATAAACTCTAGTAATAGAGAGATTTCACCCTTAACTCCCAATTTTTTGGGAGTTTTTTTTATTTAAAAATGGCACACTTTTACACTTTTACACTAAGATAATATGTATGGCTAAAAGAAAAACAACTGAACAATTTATACAACAAGCTAAAACTATTCATGGTAATAAATACGATTACTCACTGGTTGAATATAAAAATATTAATACAAAAATTAAAATAATATGCTCAGAACATGGAATATTTGAACAATTAGCTGGTGCTCATATTAATTCAAAAGCTGGATGTTCTAAATGTTCTGATAATTATAATCCAACAACTGAAGAATTTATAAAAAAAGCCCAAGTAATCCATGGTGACAGGTATGATTATTCACTGGTTGAATATATAAATAATAAAACCAAGATTAAAATAATATGTCCAGAGCATGGAATATTTGAGCAAA